ATGGCCTCGCCCAACTCCCGCCGCACCCTGCACGCATACCCCACCAAGCGGTGGGCCCACACGCCCAGTGAGCAGGAAAAGCAAGTACTGGCCAACTACGTGTTTGGGTACCTTACCCTGGACGAAGCCAACGACCTGCTGCACCACCTCGGGTATTTTCTCATCACCATCTGCGAGTACCAGGTCGCGGGCACCTAGGCGGGGTAAAATTCACGAAGTGCGCCAGGTTCAGGCTTAGGCACTGCCCCCCCAGGCCGCGCCACACTGCGGCAGGCCGATGCGAATCAGGGCCACGAGCCAGGGCAGGTTTATCTGGCGGCCCTAGCGCACCCGCACAGGTTGTGCACCGCTGGCCTCTACAAAAGCGTCGTCAATAGCCAAGGTAGGCCGCGTGCGTCTTCTAGACCCCGGCCTACACCTGATACAATTTCTGCGTCTTCGTCATGGCGTGTTTGGCAGATTTCAGCGCCCGTTCACTTTATTGCAGGCGCTTGTCTTGTGCACAATAAAATCACTTCCCAATATTATGTTTCACATTTTGAAACTTGAATTATTGATGAAACCACCACGCAACCGCTGACTAACAGGCCAATACTATCATGCATCTCACACTCTCGCGCTTCTGGACATTTTTATGGCTTTGCTGCCTACCAGTAGCTGCTCACGCAGAGTTTGTCGGGCAAGTGGACATTATTATCGTGTTCTATGCCATCCTTTTTCTTGGTATCCCGCTCGCTATCCTACTCATCTACCTGCTAGTACGCTTTCTCACGCGCCCGAAACCCGCCGAGTCCTGACCCCACCGATGCCCGCTTCTACCGACCCTACTCCGCACTTGGCCGGAGTGTCTATTTCCAACAAGAAAGCGCTCCTCGTGCTCCTCATCATCCTGGTCGTGGTAGCCATTTTTGGCAAATCTTCGCCCACGTCACCGGCAGCCGTCCCCGGAAAGAAAGGCCAATCGGCTAGCCCACTGCCAGCAGCACGTGACTAAGATGGCGGCCACGCATTTAGTACTATTGCCTCGCAAGGGAAACTAATCAGCCTGCTACACGGTGAGCACAACCGACCACGCTAGCTGCCTACGCATGCCTTCGCTAACGCGTTTGCTGATGCTTCGCCTGTTCGGCACCAAGCGCGTAGTAGCCGATACCTGAACCACCTCGCCCAGTTGGCCCGCATCACCCGCCTCAAGCTCGGCATGCACGTGGGGCGCAAGACCTACGCCACGCTCAAGGTCTACCAGGGCGTGCCCAAGTCGCTCGTCATGCTGGCTACCGGCCACCAAACCGAGGCCCAGTTCAACGTCTACCTGGGCACCGACGAGCAGGAGCTGCTGGCCTCCCACCGACAGACGGCCCGCCGCCTGCCCAAGCAGGCTGCCTAGGTCTGCCCCTAAAATCTGCCCCTGCTTTTTCGGGGGCCGGGGCTACCACCCTCCCCCAAGCAATCTGCCCCTAAAATCCAGCCCCCAAAAAGTAGGGGCAGATTTTAGGGGCAGATTGCCTTCTGACCTAGCCGGGGCTGGCCGGACCTGTCGGAGCGAAAGTGCCTTTACGGCATCAGAAAGACTGATTAGCCCAATCAGTCACCTATGGGCATAAAAAAAGGCCGCGCCACCCGGCAAGTGCGATGTACGTTTAAATACACCCTAAGGCACTTTTCACTTTAAAAGGCGGCTAAAAGGGTGGCACCTCCCCCTGAAGCGAGGTTATTTTAAGTACATTTCTTTAATTGCCGAGTTGCTTGCGGTAGCGCTTTACACTCGTTTCACTCACCCCAGTAGCAGCTACTATCTGGTGTACTGACAAGCCAGCCGCTAAGCAGGTTTTCACCTTGGCCAACTTCTCGGCGTCGGCACCCGGCCGACGACCCAGGTGCTTACCCTGCGCCTTGGCCAGAGCGATGCCACCCGCGGCACGTTCGCGGATACTCTCGCGGTCATATTCGGCCAGCGCGGCGAAGATGCCCAGCACTAGGCGTCCGGCAGGCGTAGCCGTATCGATACCCAAATCCAAGGCCACAAAGCGCACGCCCTGGGCATTGAAGTCGGCTACTAGTTGCATAATATGGGCGCTGTTGCGCCCGAGCCGGTTTAGCCGCGCAACAGTTACCGTGTCGCCCTCGCGCAGGGTGGCCAGTAACTGGTCGAGCTGCGGGCGCTGAATAGTGGTACCGCTAATTTTTTCTTGAAAGATGCGCTGTACGCCGACGGCGTGCAACTGCTCCAGTTGGGTATCGAGGTTTTGGTCCTTGGCTGACACGCGGGCATAACCGAAATTCATAAAAGGGGCCAGAAAGCTGGGGCCAGCAAGTTACAGCGTTGGCCCCACTTTCTGGCCCCATCATGAACGGGTTTTGCCTACCCAATAGATAGGGGCCAGCAAGGTGCACCTTTCTGGCCGTATCACCGATAAGATTGCGGGGCTTTTAGCTTAGAGACCTAGCGGTAGACCGGGCATTAATCAGAAATTCTACTCAAGCACAGGCGCAACGTCACCATCCGCAGCTTGCATCTCATCCTCCTCGTCTTCCTCATCTAGACTAGTTGCTGTCGGCATTGCGAGCCCAGCGGATGATAAGTGGTTCTTCACTGCACCTACTAGCTTAGCCATGATATCAGCAAGCTGCTCAATCAGCGTAGTCCAATGTGTTTCGTCTGCATAGCCTATCGATACGACTGGGCAGCTGATTTTACAAGATGAGTTTTCCGGCTTATTCTCCCAGTTGAGCGCAAATCCACACTCTTCTTCAATTTGTTCTTTATAGTGCAACAAGCTATTATAAAGAAACTCGTTTTGACTAGCTTGAGCTCGCGTAAAGTTTAGCAGCACGGTAGCCGTGTGCTGGCTAATACTAAAACTGTAGACTACTAAAGAGATACCGGAGCCGGCCGTCAGATACTGCCTATCGACTGCGTTTACGGCATTGAAAACCGCAACCTTCGTTCGGATGACAGGTAGTGCTTGTAGCCAAAATCGACGTAGAATCTGTTTGCGCTGATTAGACTCCGTCAGCAATTGAGCCTGCTCCTGCTTTTTGCGCTCCAGTTGAATTGTATATTCTTGCGTCTGGCGTAGTGGAATAATTTGCTCTATCTGAAACAAAAGTTGCTCGCCTAAACGGTATAGTCGTACCTGATGGCATTGCAGCCGTACGTTAAACCCGAGTAGCCAGAGGACGGTGGAAGTAACCTCCTTACGGAAATGAGCCGCTACGAGCATGATTCGCAGACCGTTCCCTTGGTTTAGCTGCGTTTCATAAGCTGCTCCCTGAAAAAAATCTAACAATCGCTCTTCCGCCGAACCATCCGCCTGTTGCTTATCTAAGTAAGCTTGATAAAGGCGAATAATTTGTGGTGCTGTCAGGCTAGCGCAATACGAAGCATATTTTAACGCCTGCCAAGTCACATCACGGCCAGAGTCATCTGTCTTATTTTCAATAACTACTAGATTACCCCGGCGGTCGAGCGCTAGTAAATCAAGCCGTTCAGAGGTTCCGTCAAAACCATCAAATTCCTTCTGAATTATCAAGAGTGGCTCACCTAGTACAGCAGGGTTGGCGGCCAACCATTCCTGTAAATCATCTCTTTCCAAAAGCTGTTCACTACTAAATGAAACTGTTGGGATAGGGACTAGCCCCTTTTGCGCCTGCTGAACTATGTACATCTTGATTTTACTTTATTATTTTCAACCGTAAAACTATTGAAAATCTCTGATAATAAACTACACTGTGCTGATAGCGAATGCGCACTATAGATAAAGCGGGTTGGGAAGTAAAGAAGGAGATACTGTTTTTCGAACGAAATCCTGACCTGCCAAAAAGGCCCCGAAAACGCAGGTTTTCGGGGCCTTTTTTACTAGGGTTTTTCGAACACCTTATGGTCGGTATTCTGCGCGCTACCTTGGGCGAATCTCAGACCGGCTCTGAACCTGCTTAATCTTATCCTGCTCCTTGGCCAGGCCCAGCAGGTCGAGTACGACGTTGAGCTGGGTGGGCCACTCCTCCACCTTGGCCAGGCGCTGGTCGAGGGAGGCCAGCACCTGCACCAGCTGCGTCTGCCCGACCCCATCCTGGCCAGTGGCCGCCCGCGCCCGGGCGTCGCCGGGCGTGGTGGTGCCACCTTCGTAGAAACTGCCGCGCTGCCGCCGGGCCTCCAGCCAGTTCTCGACCTGGAGCACCTGCGGGTCCTGGCGCATCCATTCGGGGATGACGTACTCGTTTTTATGCACGATGCCGGCGACCTCGCGGCCCTGCTCGTCGAGGAGCTGGCCGCCGGTACCTACGTTCAGGCCCGTGGCCATGCCGAAGAGGCCCATCATGGTGGCCGGCCCGCCGGCCGCGGGCACCTGCACGGCCTGGCCGCCGGTGGCCCCGCCCTGGTAGTAGCCGGCAACCTTGGCCGTGGCCATGCCCGCCCGGGCGAAGGCCAGCGTGCTCTGGATGGTGGCCCAGGCAAAGCCCAGCGGCCCGAACGAGGACGATTCCTTCCAGTAGCTCTGCACCTCGTCGTAGAGGTTGATGCCGATGCTGGCCACGGCCTCGGCCTTGCGGGCCGCTCGAAACGCCTGGTAGAGGCCCGACTGCTTGTCCAGGCTATCCTCTACCCATTTCACGGCGTCGTCGTTGAGCATCTTCTCAACGCCTGCGATGCCTTTTTTAAACTTGGCCAGGTCGTTGTCGGCGGCCTTGGCCTTGGTGGTGTGGGCCGCCTGGTCGCGCAGCTTCTCGGCCAGCAGCTTCTTGTACTCGGCCGACTCCTCGCCGTGCTTTTGCTTGACCAGGGCCATCTCCCGGTCCAGGGCCGCCTGCTTGGCCTGGTAGACGAACTCGTCGTAGCTCTGCTTATTGAGGAATTTGTTGGCCAGTTCTACCTCCAGCGAGGCCAGCTCTACTTGTAAATCGGCCTCATTATCCTTGATTTTTTGGTCGAGTTCGGCCAGGCGCTGCTTTTCGTCCTGCTCAGCAAACTTCTGCTGCAGCGCCCGCAACTGCTCGTCGCGCTCGGTCGTGATGGCGAGTACCTGCTGGCTGTAGTCCTCCTCCAGCCCGGTCAGCTTTTTGAGCTGTTTCTGGGCAGCCTCGAAAATTTTGTCCTGCTGGTCCTGGCGCTGCTTGCCCTGCACCGTGAAGGCTACCTGGTCGCGCTGGCTGGCCAGTACGTCGCGCTCGTCGAGCACGTCGCCCTCGGCCTTCACCCAGCGCTTGAGGTCAGCCAGGCGCTCGCGGTCGCGGCGGTCGCGCTCGGCCTTGGCTTTTTTGGCGGCAGCCTCGGCCTTCTTCGCGGCGGCCGCATCGTCGGCGCTCTTGTCCGAGGTGAGCTTCTCGCCGGCCGGGCCAGTCTCCTGCTCCTGCTCGGTAATGGTCTTCACCCGCACCTTGTGCTCGATGTGGTTGTTTTTATTGGCCTCGTAGCCCTTTTTGAAGTTTTCGGCGGCCTGGCTGCCCCCCTCCAGCATCACGCGGCCCGTGGCGCTCATGGCCGACTTGAAGCCCGCAACGATGCGGTCCTTGTCGAGGGTGAAAATACCGACGATGATATCGCTCACCCCGCCCAAAATCTTGATGGCGCTGTCTTTAATGGTGGTGAATAGGCCCACTACCACGGCCCCGAGGCCCCCGAGCACGCCCCGCAGGGTCTCGCTCCTATTATACCAGTCGATGAAGGTGTCAACGATGCCCCGGGCGGCCAGGGCCAGGGTCTTGACGGGAATCAGCAGCACGGTCAGGGCAAACTTGAGCACCTCCACGGCCATTTTTACCGTGTCGGTCTTGTCGCTGAACAGGCCCAGCGACTCCAGCACCTCGCCGATGTCGTGGTAGAGGTCGGCAAACACGTCCAGTATCTCCAAAAAGAAGGACTTGAGCGGGGCCGCGCCCTCAATAAAGCGGCCCACCCAACTCAGCAGGTTGCCAAACATGGAGAGCAGCCAGATAAATACCGGCTTGAGGCCCTTGCCCACGGTCACCTCCAGCTGGCCAGCCGTGTCGCCCAGGTTCGACCACTGGCCCTCGAGCGTTTTGCTGATAGCTGCCGTCGAGCCGGCCACGCCCTGCATGTTGCCGAAGGCCATAAGTGCCCCGTTGATGGCCTGGGGCGTGTTTTTCACCGTCTGGTTCACGCCCTTGAAGCTCAGGCTCACCTGGTCGCCTGACTTGCTGGCCTTGATACCGAATTCCTTCAGGCGCTCGAACTCGCCGCCCCCGGCGTCGAGCACGGCCTCGGTGAGCTGGTCGAAACTCTTCCCCTGGGAGGCGGCCAGGTCGGCCATTTTCGTCATCTCGGCCATGCTCGGGTTCAGGCCCCGGTTCACGAACTTGATGAATGAGCCCGTCAGCTCGTCGACCGAGAACGGAGTTTTGGCGGCCATCGTCTGGATATCCTTCATGGCCTGCTGGGCCTTGCTCTTATCGCCCAGCGCGTTGGTCATCACCGTTTCGTAGGTCTCAAACTTGGCCGTAGTGTTAAAAATGTCCTTGCCAAGCTGCACCACCTGGCCAGCCAGGGCGATAATGCCGCCGCCGGTGGCGAAAGCAAACGCATTGGCGAAGCCCTGCTTGAGCGAGCTGGTGCCCTCGGTAGCGTGCCGCATTTCCTTGCTCACACCCTCGATGCGGTCCTGCAGGGCGTGGTAGTCGGCCAGCATTTTCTTGCGGCCCGCATCGTCGCCGTTCATCGACTCCAACTGCTGCTCGAGCTGGGCGGCGGCGGCCTTCATGTCCTTGAAGGAGGAGTTGAGCTTCTGGCCGTTGAGAATCACCTCGCGGTTTTCCTGATTCATCCGCTCGGTGGCCAGGCGCACTTCCTCCTCGGTCTGGGCGTAGGTGCGCATTTCTTTGCGGGCCGTGCCCACGCGCTCGCTGAGCACGTCAAAGTCACGCTTGAGCGCCGCCCGGCGGGGGTCATCGGCGGCCATCTTGCTGAGCTGGTTGGTGAGCAGGGCCACGCCCGCCCCCATTTCCTTGATGCTGGCGTTGGCCCGCTGGGCATTAACCAGGATTTCGACTTCCCGGGTATCTGGAGTAGTTGCCATGGGGGTAGCTTAGAAAGTAATAGTGGTTTCGCCCGGCCCGGCGGCGCGGGTCGTGGCCAGGGCCACCTGGCCGTAGAGGTCGAGCAGCAACTCGCTCAGGCGGTGGGTCTGGTGGGCCATCTCGGTCGAGTACCAGCGCTTGGCCCGGCGGCGCAGGCGACGCAGGCGGCCCCGGGAGTTGCGCACGCGCTCGTAGCCGTCGCTGCCCCGGCGCAGGCCGGCCCCCATGCCCCGGCCCACGCCCATGTCGACGAACTGCCCATAGAGGGCATAACTCAGGCGCAGGCGCAAGCGGTCGGCCCCGGCAGCGGCGATGACTTCCGTGCGGAAGCTGGCCAGCAGCTGGCCGGTCTTACCGATGCGCAGCCGGCGCATATTGGCCGCGAAGCGCTCAACCGTGATGTCGAGCCACTGCTGGGCGAGTTGGTGGGGAGTAAGCTCCTGGCTCATAAGCGGGTGTAGCGGTAGGTGTAGGCGGCCGTGGCCAGGGGTTGGCCGGTGGTGCTCAGGCTGAGGGAGACCTTCTCCCACAGGTACTTCTTGCCCTCGACCAGCTCCTTGCGGGCCGGGTCGAGGGCCAGCAGGTCGGCCAGGCCAAACTGCACGGTGCGCTCCTTGCTCGCGGCCCGGCTCAGAAAGGCCAGCCAGCCGGCGTGCCAGGTGGCGTAGAGCCCGGTCAGGCCCTCCCAGTGCAGGGTGCTCTGGCCGATGGTGTTGCCGGCGAAGTCGAGCGCGCCCCACGTGGCCAGCGGGTAGGGCTGGCCCTGGCTGTCGGGGCGCAGGCCCCGGTCGAAGAGCAGGCGCAGGCCGCAGCGTGAATCGTCGCCACCGCCGCCGTAGGGTGTAGCTCCCTTCACCTCCACGGCCGGCACCAGCCACTGGCGGTCGATGTCGAGCGGGTCGGCCTCGCGCACGGCGTGCAGCGTGCCGGCCCGGGTGCTGATGACCTCCTTGCCGTTGCCCACCACGAGTTTTTGCCAGCCCGTGTCGAGCGTTTTATTCAGCTCGTCGTCGGCCTCCAGCTCCATTTGCAGCGTGTAGCCGTCGGCGGTGACGGCCGTGGTTTTGGCCGGCCCGCCGACGCGGGGCACGTAGGCCGGGTCGGCGATGACGTCGCGCAGCGCCCGGATGCGCAGTTCGCGGCGCACGGGGTGGAAGTCGTAGGCCAGGCCGCAGAACTTCTGCAAGTCGACCAGCAGGTCGGCCACGCCGATATCGGGCACGTGCCGGTTAAGCTGGATTTGGGCGGGCACCAGGCCGGTGAAGTCCTCGGCCGCCCGGTCGCAGTATAGGATGAGCTGCTGCACCTCGGGCAGGTCGAGCCACGGCCCGCTCAGGCCGTAGCCCAGGGCGGCCATTACCCGGCGCAGCAGCGGCACCAGGCGCAGGAAGGGCACCACCGGCGAGCGCTTGCCCCCGGGTCGGGCCTGGTAGGTGCCGCCCCGGTAGTAGTTGAGTACCTGCGCGTACGCCGGCACCTGGTCGGCATCGTAGAAAACCGAGTTGCGCACGCAGGGCAGGGCGTAGTCGGCCGCGTCGGGGCGCAGTTCCAACTGCACCGTGCCCAGCTCGAGCTGCGGCAGATGCACGCCGTCGAGGCGGCTAGCCAGGTCGGCGGCATCGGCCACGAAGTGATACGCCAGCAGGCCGCGCTCCTCGTCGCAGTCCAGGTACACGAGCGTGCCCACCCAGCGCAGGTTGCCCTCGATGTAAAAGCTGCACGGCTCGTCGGGTACGCGCTCGCCCTGCTCGGCCCGCAGGTGGGGGAAGTCGAGCCGGCGCAGGTTGCCGGGCGACATGGGCAGGCCGAAGGGGTAGGTTGTGGTGCCGGGCACCGATTCGGCGCTGAAATACGGGCTGTTGATGTCGAGCGAAATGGTACCGCTGGCCAGCTCCAGCCAGCCGGCGGCTACTTGCAGGCCAATCATAGGGATGGGGTGTAGTGCTGCTCGGTGGGCAGGATGAACTCGAATTCTTGCGTGAGCACGCGCTTACTCTCGTCGAGCAGCGGGCTGGTTTTGGCCTTGAGATAGCCCGGCACCCAGCGCTGGCCCAGGAGCAGCAGCACGCGCCGGCTCAGCAGCAAGTCCTGGCTGGCCAGCAGCTGGCCCTGGGTGCGCTTGCCGGCGGCCACCTTCAGCACGGGGCGCAGGCTGCGGGCCTGCACGGCCACGTCGCCGGCCAGCGGGTCGTAGCCGGGGGGCAGGCTCAGCACCGACTCCTCGCCCGTCACGTCCACGTCGGTCTGGGCCTCGCCCAGAGCGGGGTAGGTGGCCATGCCCCCCAAACTCGTGGCAAACAGAAAGTAGCGCCGGCGCGGGAAGGTGCGCTTGTCGAGCACGTAGCGGCGCACCTCGCTGAGGACCAGCCCGCCCCCGGGCGTGACCACGCACACTTCCCACCACAAAATGCCGCGCTGGGTGGTGACCAGGCTGCCCAGGTCCAGGGCCTGGTAGCCCGTGGCCAGGCAGTACACCTCGAAGTCGCGGGTGGCCAGGCTGCCCGGCAACTCGTCGACCCGGTCGGTGCCGTCGTCGAACGCCACGCGCACCTGCACGGCGAAGTCGCCGCCGCCGGCCAGGGGCATGTAATACAGGTACTCGGGCTGGTCGGGCAGCACGTGCTTGCGCGCCGGCTCCCACGTCAGGAAGGGCCGCTGGCTGAGCTGATAGCTAAACCAGGTGCGGGCCTGAGCCTCGTAGAAGTTCAGGCCCCCGAGCACCACGTAGCCCGGATCGAGGCTGGTGCCCACGCCCGGCACCGGCGTGCCGGCCCCGAACTGCTCACTGTGCTGCAGGAAGAAGCGCCGGAATAGCGGCCGGGCCAACTCGACCCCCACCAGGCCCGGGGCGGGCACGTGGGGCTCGAGGTAGGCGGCCAGCAGCCTCTGCACCTCAAACGTAGTGCGCCCGCCGGCATCGGCCGGCTGCTCCAGCAGCACGCCCACCGGCTCATACGTGCCACTGAGGTACTCCTTTTCGAGCCATACCTGGCACAAAAAGGAGAGGTTGGGCTTGGTAGTGGGGTCGAGGCGGTAGGCCGGCCCGGCGTCGAGGCTAAGGGTGATGGGGTTACCGCTCCAATAGTACTGGTAGGCCGCCAGGCGCACGCTCACGTCGCGGGTGGCCCCGCGTGCATCAGTGACGGTGCAATCGTAGGTGCCGGGCACCAGGCCCGTGCGCGTGGCCAGCGTCGAGCCGTCGTCCCACAGAAAGGTGTAGCCCGGCAAACCGCCGCTGGGCACCAGGGTGATGGTGGTCGCGGTACTCAGCACCTGCACCAACAGCTGCGGGTCGGATTTGACGACTACCGTCAGGGTGGTGGATGCGCCCGCTCGGTCGGCCACGGTGCACACGTAGGTGCCGGCGCGCACGTCCAGGCGCACGGCGCTGGCCACGGCGGGGTCGTCGGCCCAGACGTACGTAAAGGGCGCAATATTCCAGGCGGTTACGTCAATCTGGATGGCCCCCGTAGCGGAGCCGAAAATCGTGGCGTCCTGCACGTACGCCTTGGCCACGAGCGGGCGCACGGTGCGCTGGTTGACGAATGACCAGCCCGTGGGGGTGGCGACGGAGATGAAATCGAGGTCGTAGCGCGGGTCGTAGTCGAGCGCGGCCACGTCGAACTCCACGCGCATCACGTTGGTGCTCGGGTTGCGGCCCACTTCCCGCACCTCGCTCACCACGTAGGGCAGCTTGCGGGCGGTGATGACCTCGCGCAGGGCTTGCGCCAGGTTGCTCATACCGGTCTTGCTGAAGGCCGGGTCGTTGGTGGGGAACGGCACGTTGAAGGGCGTGCCGGCCCGGGGGTTCCAGCCGTCGCTGCCGAAAGTTTCCCACTGGCCCTCAAGCAGAAAACGGAGTTCCTTGGTCTGCACCAGCCAGTTCGTGCCGCTGAAAATGACGGGGTTCCAGTCGGCGGTGAGGGTGAGTTTAGCTAAGCGTTCGCCGGCCATAACTAGAGTTTGAAAGCTGCCGGGTCGTAGCGCAACGCGCCGGTGGCAGGGGTGAAGAATTCGAAATCGAAGCGGGTGCCGTACCAGGTGCCGTCGCCCAGGGGGCCGACCGCATCCAGGGCGATGCTGCCCACCGAGAGGCGGGTTTTGGGGTTATCGGCCAGCTCGTGCAGCACGGCCCCGAGCAGCTGCTCGCCCGTGATTTCGGTCTGGTCGATGATGGCCCACGCGTCCTGGGCCTGGGTGGCCTGGCTCAGGATGAAAAAGGCCCCGCGCCGGGCGTGCTGGTAGTTGTCGCCGCCGTTGTCGCGCACCTGGCTCTGGAGCGATTCGAGCACGAGCACCTGCTGACCCGAGTCGGCCGTGAGGTAGCGGCTGGTAAGCATCTCCTCCATCTCGGCCAGGTCGGCGAGTTTTTGCAGCGGGTCCACGCTCACAATAATGCGGGCGAAGCGCGGGGCCTCGTCGCGGTGGCGAATGAGGATATGCTGCTGGGCCAGGCGGTAAAAAAGGCCCTCGTAGGCGGCGTTACGCATGTTTTGCTTGGGTTTGGAGGCGGATAAAGTCAGCGGCGGCATCCTGCATTTCGGCCAGCACCAGGCGCAGCGGCTGCTGGGCCGTTTGCTGCACCGTGCCGAAGGCCCCACCCGAAAACTTGCGCAGTACGCTGCCCCAATCCGGCGGGCCGGGCTTGGCCTGCGCGTCGGGCTCGGCGGCCACGAACACATCGGGAAACTCCTCAGCGAGCTGGGCGCGGCAGCCGCGATACCAGGTGAGCACGGCCAGCTTCTGCGCCGCCGGCACTGAGGCCACGCGGGGGGCACGAGCCTCGAGCTGGTGCTCGTTGAAGGGCCAGCGCACGTCGCCCGTCCAGTCGGGGGCCTCGGGGTCGGCCTCGGGCCGGGCGGGGCGGTAGAGCACCGTCAGGAACTTGTCGAGGCAATCGGCCTGGCCGTGCAGGCTGTAGAGCACGAAGAAGGTATCGGCGAAGATGAACTCGCCGAAGAGCAGGTTGCGAAACTGCCCGGCCGGCCCGTGCCAGGAGGTAGGCCGGCCAGGCAGGCGGCTGGGCACGGCCAGGGTAGGCAGCAGCTGGTCGGTGAGGCGGTGCGCCTCACTGCCAAGCCAGTCGGTCAGGGGTAGCAGCTGGGCCAGCACCACGGGCGGCAGGCTCGTGAGCACGGCCAGCGAATAGCCGCTCAGGATGGCCAGCAGCCGCAGGCGGCGCTCGGGCCGGGCGGGGGCGTACACCAGGGGCAGCAGGTGCAGCAGTTGCTGGCGGCTCAGCTCGTGCCAGGTGGAGGGCACCTGCTTGGTCGCGGTGCCGATTTGTAGCGTTTCCATGCCCCGAAATTGCCGGAGCCTGCCTCGGTAGAAAAGGACACAAAAAAGCCCCGACCGGGGCAGGCCGAGGCTTTTTGTAACATGATTAAAACAATTCTATGCGCCGTAGTAGACTTCACGTCCAAAGTCTTTGGCTCTACTATGCCATGAAACGGAAGGCTTGACTAGCTGCTCAACTGAGAAAGTTCTTTTCACTTCTGTGGATTCAGGGCCTAGCCAGCCTCTTACACTTACCATCAAACCCTTCTCTCCGCCTTCAATGGGGAGGATTTCAGTTACTACGTCCCACTTAGCCGGTAACCATTCGGGCGCAGCCACTTTCATGTACAATGAGGCATACAGCAAGATGTCATTGCCGGGTGTTGGTACAGGGCGATTCAGGAAGCCTCCTTCGATTAAATCGAAGACTAAGTGTACCGCTGAATCAGAGCGCACTTGCGTGCCGGGTTGCAAGCGCTGGCAGTAGAGAGCAATATTGGCCATGTAATCGGCACCATCCATGTTGGGTGCCTCGCCATATAGATGATTGCGTAGGGAGTTTACCAGTTCTTGCGGAGTAGCTCCTTCTATAAAGCCGCCGCCGTGGTACCAAGTGTATACTAGTTTCTTCATGCTGTTTAAGGAGATTTGCCTGTACTGTGTAGGTAAAAAAAGAACCCCAGTAGTCGGACCGGGGTTCCTGTTCAAACTACAAATCAGGGTCTAGCTCCCGCACCCGTTTTTCGAGGGCAGCGATGACCTCCACGAGCTGATACTCAAACTTAGCCAGGGGCACCAAGGGTTGGAGGTTGTAGCGCTGGAGGATTTCGTAGAGCTCCACGTCATCGATGGCCAGGGGCTCCACTAAGGGCGGCGGCACCTCGCGCGGGGCGTTTTCAGACTCCTTGACACTTGGCTTCTGGCCGGCCTCGTTAGGCATCGGGGTCCGGCCGAAACCGGTGGGCATGTGGTTCTTAGCCATGGTAATCGAGCAAGCCGAGGAAATCGCTGCAATCGCTACTGAGCCGTTCGCCCTTAGCTTGGAGGTCACACTCCTCCCCTACTCCCCGGCCGTATGTTCGATGGCCAGGGTGAACGGCTTATTTTTTCAGTAACGATTGCCCTGCGAAGGTACGCCGGGCCAACGCACGAAAAAAGGGCCTTTTTATCAGATTGGCTCACTGCGGCAAGGTTACTCAGTGGCCAAAGACCCTAGCACGCACCCTGTAAACCAGCCCGATTACTAGCGCCAGCACCAGGAGCACTGTGCCCGCGCCCAGCAGCCAGGGCGGCACGCCGCCGTGGGTGGTAGACACGGCCGAGGCGCGGGGCGCGGTGGCCAGTGCCCCGCCGTGGGCACCGGCCCTGGTGTAGTCCTGGGCCTGGCTGGCCCCGGCGGCCACCGGGGCTTGGGCCTTGGGCGCGCTGACATTGCCGGTGCCCACCTGAATCGTCACGTGGCCCTTGAGCTTGACCTTACCGGTCGGAGCCTGGCGGGCTACCTGTGCGCGGATGGTCGAGTCGAGGGGCTGGCTGAGCAGCGCGGCCACGTCCTGGCTGCCGGCGCAGCTGGGCAGCGTACCGGCTACCAGGGCAGTGCCGGCTAGTAGGGCGAACAGGCGAAGGAGAAAGGTCACGTAACGACGGGGGCGGGTGTAGTTGCTGGTCATAGCTAATAGCTCCAGTTGGCGGCGGCGTGGATTTCGCCCCGGCCGCGGCTGAGGCGGTGCACGCCCGCGTTGGCCAGCCGGCCGGTATTGCCTTCGATGGTGGTGAAGCCGTGGCGGGTCTTGGCCTCGACGATGCCGATGTGGCCGATACGCCGGGCGGCGGGGCTCCAGAAGCCCACCCGGTCGCCAGGCTCGATGGCATCCACGTTGCCCATCACGCCCAGGAAAAAGAGCGTGCGCGGGCTCGTGAGCAGAAACCAGTAGCGTGCGCCGCCGGCGGCCGCGGGAAAAGGCAGCCCGCAGCGAGCGTTGGCCGTAGCCTGAAACGAGCCGCACCACTCCGAGCCCGGCGCGTTGCCGGTAGTGCGCTGGTAGCTCTCGACCGCGGGGCCACGGTTGTAGCCATGCTCGCGCACGGGTAGCTGCGAGCGCTCCCAGTCGAGCAGGCGCTGCACGTTGGCGGCAGGCCTTACGCGGCTTGGCTGGCCCCGTGCCACATCAGGGCAAAGCAGAGCAAGTAGGCTGACCACAAGAACGCGAAAAACTGCATTTTTTGCCACGGGGTAAGGGATAAGAAGGTGGTGGTGAAGTGCTTTTTGAGCCAGCGCGGAATGATGGGCAGGTTCAGGCGCAGGCCCAGCCAGAGAAAGCCGTGGGCGAAGGCAAAGACCAGGGCCGTGAGCAGCACCTTGTGCAGCTGGGTGGAACTCAGCGGGGCCGCGTCGGGGAAGTACCAGGCGAAAGCCAACTGGATAGGATACCAGAGTAGCATGAGCAGGGCCGCCAGGTGCAGCTCGTTGTGGCGAAGCAGCCAGCCGTAGAGCAGCTGGGGCCGGGCCAGATTTTCAGGGTTACGGTTGTGCAGGAAAGCGCGCATAAGCGTCAGGATTTGTGGTGGTTGATGAGAAACTTGGTGAACATTTCTTTGAAGTCGCCCACGTCGTCGGCGATTTGGTCGAGGCGCTTTTCTACCCGCTGCTCGAAGCTGCCGATGCGACTCTCGATGCCGGTGACGCGCTGGTCGGTGCGGGCCGCCAGCAGGCACACGTTGTCGAGGCGCTCGTCGTCGCGGCGCTCCTTGGCCAGCTGCTTGGCCGTGCTACGGCTCGTGGCGATGTTGTAGAGGGCCGCCCCCACGCTCACGCAGCCAAAGAGCGCCGCCAGGATTTTGAAGAGTAAGTCCATGATTAGCAGAATCGGAGGACTTTGGAAGTGGGCGTATTGAGCACCGCCGCCGGCCGATTAGGCGGGGTGTAGGCCGGGGAAGCGAAGTAGGTAGCGAAGCGCGTGGCCGAGGCGTTGGCGTCGAGGTGGTCGGTGAGCTGACGCAGGTAGCGCTCGCCCACGGCCAGGCACTCCTGGGCTAGTTGGCGCAGCAGCTCGTTGAGGCCCGCATCGGCTTCCTTGGCGTTGGCATCGTCAAGGCGGGCTACGGCCAGGTCGATGCCGCTCGGTGTCAGGCGCAGGGCCAGCGCGGGCACGGCGTGGGCGATGGTGAGGCTGGCCAGGGCCGGGTACACGCGGCTGCGCAGCAGGTTCTCGTTTTCGCTGGTAAGCGTGCGGGCCTCGACCTGCTCAAGCAGCTCCTGCAGGAACGCCTCGCCGAGCACCGTGCGTAGCTCCTGGGCCTCCAGCCGGCGGCGCACCGGGCGCAGGGCCTCGAACACGAGCCAGGAGCCACCGATGTTTTGGTACTCCTGAAAGGCCGTGGCACTGGTGAACAGCTCGCACCGGTGCCGGCGGCCAGCGGGCGAGGCGGCCCAGGCCCGCAGCTCGGGCGCGTCGTCGCGGTGGTCTTCGAGCCACTGCACCAAGGCGTCGAGGCCCTGGTAGCCGCGGCGCTGGTGCAGGGCCTGCAGTTCGCGGCTCTGCCACTGGAAGGCCGTCTTGATTTTGTCGGTGCTGACGATGTGCACGCCCGTGCCGTCAATCCTGGCCTGGTGGGTCGTGATGCCGGTGCTGGCCGCCAGGCGGGCCAGCGGGGCCTGCACGGCCCGCAGCAGGCCGGCGGCGGGCGTCGGGGCCTGGGCATCGAAGTCCGGAGCGTCGTAAGCCGCTTGCAGCCAGGTATAGAGCGGGGCACCCAGCAACGGGGCCAGGAGCGTGGCCTCGGTCTCGGCCAGCTCCAGCACGAAGCTGGGCGGCAGGCCGGTCTGCAGGTTGAAGTCCACGGCCACGTAGCCCTGGAACTCGGGGAGGGTTTTGAGAAGCATTAGCCGTCAGCTTTTTTGTTGGTTTCCTTACTGGCATCGGCCGTGTTGACCTGTGGCACGAGGAAGCGGAATTCCAGGTCGGGGTCCCAGCCGTTGTAGTCGCGGATGAAGTTGAGCACCTCCAGCAGCAGCGACTGGTAGAAGCTATGGGTAGCCACGAACACGTTGAAGGCCACCCGCTTGTCCGAGCCACTCCCCGACCCAATATCCTTGCCGGGCGATACGCCGGCCAGGGTAGCGTCTACCTGCAGGGCAGTGTAGAAGTGGCTGGCCGCCTCCTGCGAGTCCTCGATGTAGAGGCCCGACTTGATTTTGTCGTCGATGGCCGTGATGGTGAACACCTTAATCGTCTTGCTCGGGTCGGTGGGGTCGGGCATAGTCACGCTCAGCAGCGTCTTGCCCGCGCCCGCCGTGCCGGCCATCGTCTTCTCGAAGGCATCCAGCTCCTCGGCGATGATGCGCTTGCGTTCCTCGTCCTTCTTATCCTTCCAACTGGGGTATTTCCACTCCCAATAGCGCACGTCGGCCTCAATAAGGTACTTGATGGAGAGCTGGTTATCGAAGAGCTGCTTCTTAAATTCGGGCACGGCCAGGGCCACGTCGAACCAGCGCGACTTGAGAATGACGCTCCAGGCCGGCACCTGGTAGAGCGCGTTACCTGGGCTCGACACCGAGAGCGGCCAGATGTATTTGAAGCCGCGCTTGTCGGCCCGCAGGTGCTCGATGTCACTGTAGTAGGGGTCGAGCGTGGGCACTTGCTCGGTGTAGCCGTCGCCGGGCCGGGCATCCGGCCAGCCAGCCGAGATGTACACGTGCGGCGGCAGGGCCTGGCCCGGCTGCTGGGTGGCGTAGCGGCAGAAGGGCGCGTCCTGGATGGTGACGCTCGTAATCTGGCTGCGGTCGTTGCTGAGAATCAGCTCGGGAAAGCCCTGGCCGAAGTAGAGCAGGCCCTGCAAGCCCTCGAAGCCGTAGCGCTCCAGGTTGCTGCGCCGGAAAAACTCGCGCAGTACCGGGTCTTTAACGGGCTGAAAAATCTCGGAGCCGTCCGGCTTATAGCCGCTAACCTTGCCGTAGACGATGCCGCTGCCGTACACGGCGCGGTTTTTCCAATCCAGCACCGGGTACAGAATGGTGCTCTTGGCCAGGGCGGCCAGCACCTGCTGCGGCCAGTCGTTGCCCGGCCCCCACGGGGCCACCACGCCCGCCGTGGCTCCCTTATCGACCGGGGCCGAGGGCGTGGCCCCGCCGGCGAGAATCGGCCCGGTGCGGCTGCTGCCGCTGGCGGCCAGGGCACCGCCCAGGCGCACGGCCGCGCCCAGGCCCCGGTGGTAGGCGGTGCCGTTGCCGGCAAATACCAGTTGCTGCATGGATTAGAGGTAGACTTTGCGCCCCGCGACGTGCGTGAGCAGGTAGAGGTGGATTTTGATAAGCTTGCCCGTGGCCGTATCCACTAGGTTGCGGGTGGCGTTGAGCCAGTGGGCGGGGTCTTTGCCGCCGCTGGGTATCGGTACCTGGCCGGTGGCCGCGACGGCGGCGCGCTCGTCGTCGGTTTCCTCAGCGGCCGCGGGAGGGCGCAGCGTAGCCTGCCCGGTAGTGGGCTGGCCCCGGCCCAGGCGCGCGCCGGCCAGCTCGCGGAACTCGCCGCCCGTGCCCCGGCGGCGGTCGTAGGTGACCCAGCGCACGGCGACCGGGGCCGGCCCGTCGAGCAGGGCCAGGGCATCTTTTAAGCGGATAACGGGAGTAGTCGGGGCCTTCATTGGTGCCACGAAGTACCCGCCGACCACTGCCAGCCAAAAGGACACAAAAACCCCTCAGCGGCCCGCAAAAGGGTAAAAGTCCAATCTCAACGCGAAGTACCCTGGCGCGCTGGAAACAGCGATTTTGGGCCGTTTTGGCGTTTCACAGTCTCACGGGTCGAGCAGGATTCCCCGGCTTGCACTGTCGGGCACTGGCAGTTGCCGGGGGCTGCCTCGGGGGATATCTGCCTGGGGCCGTTGCTGAGTAGCGCTACCTGATAAGTGGCTCACTTGCCCTAATCCAGAACTAACTAGCTGTATTTCGTGCGCTATACTTCGAGGCAAAGTTTATTTTACGCACTGGCCTAACCTATCCTAACCCCTTGTGATAACATCCTGGCTACTAGCAACAACACAAATCGAACAACCCTTGAAATATAATTAAAATAAGAAGTAAGTCGGAATAAGCAGCATAAAACCCTTAAGTAAGCACCAGGCTCGATGTCCTGAATTTTCCTATTATGTCCTTTTGCACAGTTGCGAGGACCCCTTCCTTTGCTACTGCGCCTTTACCTACAGCAAGGGCGTATTCTCTCCATTCCTTTTCCCTTTCCTCATGAAAAAAGCTAATGTTGCTTTCTCGCTAGCGCTATTGCTGGCAGGCAGTTACTGCTGTGCAACCCCAGCCACTGCGCGGGGCAGTGTACCTACGCAGGTAGCCCTCACGTCGCAGGTTGCGCTAACTGCGTCGGGCTATGCAGATGGAACGGCGTTTGCGGCTCAACTAGACCAGCAGTACGGCAAGGGAACCCCCGAGTACGAAGAAGCGCTGGAGGCCGAGCGGGCCATTGCAGTTCGGCACGCCCGGGAAGTTGGCTATGACCCGTTCTACTGGCGTGCGTATGTCCGTGGTCTGGACGACTATTAATCGTAGCCGCGGGCTTATCACAAGCTCCTAATTCGCGCTATACGAAGCCACCAAAAAGGGGGCGTTAGCTACTGGCTAACGCCCCCTTTTTGGTGGCTTCGTACAACTCAGGCTATCGCCCGTCTGCTTTGCGTTACGTGCTAAACACCCCCAACTGACTGAAGTCCACCGAGGCGTTGACGATATCGGTGCCGCAGGAGAGGAAATGCAGGTCGATGTTGTCGGTGTAGTGGGTGGCGTGCTCGGCGGGGAAGCTCTCCTTCTGCTCGCTGGTTTTCACCTTTTTGATGCGGCCCTTGCTGTCCTGACTAACCGGGGCCAGCAGCATGGCCGTGATGCCGTCCTTGCAGCGCTCCTTGTTGAAGCGCTGGCGCAGCAGCTTGGGGTCGTCCTCGGCGAGCAGGTCATGGGCTAGCATGTAGCGCGTGGGGTGGCCTGGGATGCGGCCCAGCCCGAAGCGCTGAATGCGCCAGCCCCGCTTGAGGAAGGCCCGCATGAAGCGCTCGTTGAGCGTAAACTCACTGTCGGGCCGGCGGGCGTCACCGTACTCCTCGTCGGAGAGAAACTCCACCTCGCGGCGCAGGTGGTAGCGGTAGTACTCGCAGATATTACCCACCAACTCGTCGATGAAGGCGGGAAACTTGACGTGGAAGCCACCCAGGTGGCGATACTCGCCCACGTCGCGGTGGGGCTGGCCCACCCAGCAGGTAGTGATGCGCGCCCCAAAGTCCACCGAGATGCGCAGGGGCTGGTGCGAGCGGCAATCGCTATCGAGGCGCGAGTCGGGCTTGTCCACCAGGCCCTTGAGCAGCTTGAGGTGGTGGCCCAGGCCCTGCTCGTCGACCAGGCCCAGCAGCGTGTCGTCGGCGGCGCACTCCTGCACGTGCACGGCCTGGTTGAGCCGGGGGTAAAAGCCGTTTTTGACCGTCGTAGGCCGGCGGTTCATCATCTCAATCTGAAACGTAAAATCGGTCATAAACCGGCGCTGGTCAAGCAAGTACTGCAAGCCCAGGTTCCGGATGTTGTCAAAGGCGTTGGCCTCCGAGTAGAAAGTGCCGCGCTGCGCCTTGGACGGGAAAAACTGCACCTTCTGAAGCAAGGGCACCACCTCGTCGCGCCAGATGGCCAGCATGGCCTCGTCGCCCTCGCTGTTGGCGTCCAGAAAGCGCACCTGGGCATCGAGCAGCTCGCGGCGCTGCTCCACGAGGTCTATACCCTCATTCTCATAGTATTTGGCCTTATCCAGCAGCCAGCGGCCCTGGTCGCCCCAGGGCATCGAGCTGAAAAGAAAAACGCCGTGGTGCATGGGGTTTTTGCCGAAGTACTGGCCGTTGCCCCGGTTGGTGGCCGAGAGGTCGGCGTCGAGCTTATTTTTATCGAAGAGCAGGGCCTCGTCACCGATAAAGCCATCCACGTTCAGGCCCCGCGAGGCCGAGCCCCCGGCATCCAGGCTCACCAGGTGAAAGCCCGTGCCATTGCGAAAAATGATGAAGTGGTCGTAGCTCAGCGGCCCCTGAAAGGGATGCTCCCAGTTTTGGGAGGGCGGCGGCTTGCGGCCGATGTAGAAATCGCGGCCCAGCTTGTAGCCCAGGCGCTCGAGGCTGGCCACCGTGGAGGGCAACGTGCGGGTGAGCACCTGCTTGTAGGTCGAGCCCACAATCACCCAGCACGAGCGGGGCATGGTGGTCACGATTTTGTGCATGTCCCAGGCAATGATGCTGGACTTGCCCGTGCCCCGGCCCCAGATGCTGATGCCCTCCTTGGTGCCCCGGGCCGTGACGTAGCGCAGCTGGGCCTGGTTGAAGTCGAGTTGTACCCGGTCGATGAGGCTCACGACGCCGCCCCCCCTTCCTCCAAGGCCCGGCGGTCAGCGAGCATGACTTCCATCGCAGTGGCCCCGAACACCTGGCTGGCCACGGCCTCCTGCACCAGCTCATAATCGGCATCGGAAATGTCGTCGAGCTTGTGAATGTCGATGGGCCGGGCCTTGCGGCCCTGCACCTGCAAATTGATGATGTAAGTGGTCGCTCCTACCCCGCCGGTGCCCTCCTCGCCGTGGGCATCGGCCCGCAGCAGGCCCGTAAGGTTGGCCTCAAATTTCATGGCCGCCAGCGCGCCCTTCACGTCGGGTGGGCGCTGGCCCAGGCAGAGTTGGAGCAACTTGCGGGCGAAATCCGCCAGCACCGTCCGGCGTCCCTCCTTCTTGACTTTTTTGAGGTCGCCAAACAGGTTTTGCGAGTCAGCCAGGCGGCGGTAGCAAGAAGCCCGGCTCAGCTCAAACTGCCGGGCCAGCAGGGGCCAGGCCTGCTCAAAGGTGTGGTAGTTGAGAATCAAAGCGTAGGCCGCCTCCAGCTCGGCATGGGTGGTCTTATCGGCCGCGTTGAGCTGCGAGAGCGTGTTCTCGATGTAGGCCGCGTAGATGCGCTCAATGGCCGTGGAGCTGGGCAGAGGCACTTGGTCGGCACCGGGCAAATCAGTTACAGAAGGCAAGGAGGTACTCATGCAGAAGCAAGTTTTTGGATAAGCAGGTCGATATCGGCCTGCACGCGGGCCAAGTCGGCCGCACGGGCGGGCAGGTCTTTCTTGAGTTTGCTGCGCTGGGCGCGGCGGTTGGTAAGCAGCCGGCGTAGCTGCTCGCGGTCAGCGATGTCTGCCACGGGCACCGGGCCGGGCAGGCGGCCGTGCTCCCGCACGTGGGCCAGGGTGGCCTTTAACTCGTTTTCCCGGTCGGTTAGCCCCACGATTTGCTGGGCCAGCTTCTGGCGGCCGGTCTTGCGCAGGCCCGGCGCAGTGAGCTGCGGATGCAGGTGGCTGCGCTCGTCGCGCACGGCCTTGAGCTGGCGGGCCAGGTCCACGAGCAGCGCTTCAGCCGGGGCGTGGGCCGGCTGAGGCGCTGCTGGGCCAGCCGGCGCAGGGGCGGGCGGGGCTACGGCGGCGGGCGGCTCTGCGGCCAGAGCCTTCAGCTCGCGCAGCAGCACACCCTGGCTGTAAGCCGACGCTCCCAGGCTGAACAGGCGCTTGAACACGTCACTAGTGCCCAGCTCGTCGTAGAGGGCCACGCCCGGGGCAAAATCCTGGCCCGAGGCCAGCCAGGTGCGGATGTCGGCAGCATTCATACCCCGAAGTTGCTGGCGAGCCCCCCGGGCCGAAAGGACATAAAAAAGCCCCACTGCACGCTGGCAGCGGGGCGTTGGAGCAGGCTACCCTACACCTCGCTCGCTCACGGTTTCTTGCGGGTGCGACGTGGGACGAGGTAGGTGAACCTGCGGTCTTTCACCAGCTCATCGGCCTCAGCCAGGCTGAGCGTGCGCAGGTCGACGCGGCGGTCGAGCCAGAGCAGCAGCACTACGCAGGGCTCGACGGTGCAGCGGTACCTGGCCGCTACCTCGGGCTGGAGCTGGTGGGGAGAGGCAGCCATCTAGTTTTTCAGGTTAGCGGCCCCGGCGTAGATGTAGAGGCCCGTGGCGTAGGCCGTGCCCTTGATAGTGAAGCCCCGACGGCCGGCGTTGAGCGTGCCCGAGTCATAGTCGGGGGCCAGCTCCACAGGCAGGCCCTCCTGGCCCACCTGCAGGTAGGTGCCGTCGGCATCGGGCACGAGCATGATGAGGCCCAGGTTTTTGACGATGCGGGCAAACTCGAGCGTGGAGGCCTTGTTGCCGGGGTGGAAGCCCTCGAAATCAATCTTGATGCCCTTGCCGTCGCGCTCGCCCACAAGGGCGGCCTTGAGCTTGTTCGATTCCAGGGTCATGTACACCTTGGCCCAGCCATCGGCTGGGTCTTTGAACACGTGGCTGTCGACGATGATGGCCGTGTCGCCGGGGTTGACGCCCACTTTGGGCGCTTTGGCGAGGGTCTTGAAGGCGTCCTCGCGGGCGACGAGCACGTAGCCCAGCAAGCCAGGCGTGTTATCGTCGCCCTGCGGGCCGAGCTGATGAGTGAGTGCGTAAGTATTCATGCTGAATAAGTTGCGGATGAGCGATTAAGCGTGGGCCAGGCGGGCTATTTCTTGGCCTTCTCCTCTTTTTTGGGCAGCAGCTGGAGCAGGGGCGAGTTCTCCTCCACGAGCTTTTTCACCAGCTCGGGCTTGCCCTTCAGCTCGTGGTGCTTGATGAGCTCGTCGTCGAGGCTGAACTGGCCGGCCAGCACCTGGTAGGTCTGCTTGTCGTGGGTCACCACCGAGAGCTGGCCCGCACCCTGGGCCTGGGCGGCCACGAGCTGCTCGCCCTGGGTCTCGATGATGTTGTCCTTGGCCTCCGATTCTTCGGTGACCTTTTTGAGTTGTTCCTGCAAGTCAGCAATGAGTTGCGCGTCGGTTTTCGGCGTATCGGCCATAGTAGTAAGGGAAAAATGAACGGGGTGCTGCCGCCAAAGCCGGCCCACTCGCTACTGGAATGGGCCGGCGTGTTGCCCCGGTGGGACGGGCGAGCGGGGGCTTTACAAGGTCAAATCCTGCTCGTTGGTGAACACGGCTTCCAGGATGGGGAAGCCCACGCCCTTATAGAAGTCGGTGAGGATGCTCACCGAGCGTTTAGCGCTTTCGATGCGCACCTGGCGGGTGTTGACCGTCTTCTTGGCCAGGCGCTTGCGGTTTTCCTTGTTGGTCGCCCAGATTTTGAGCGAGTCGCCCATCGAGAGCAGGCCCACCACCGTGTGGTTGGTGAATTCAATCGGCGAGGTGAGCAGCACGTTGCCATTGCCGTCGAGAATCTGGCGGGCCGTGGGGTCGGCGATATCGGACTTGTACTTCTGGTGGCGACCCTTGGCGTAGCGCCGGGCCAGCGTCAGGTTCATGCACACCTCCATCGCCTGGCCCCGATAGCGCAGGGTGAACTTGTCAACGAAGCTCTCGATGTACTCGCAGAAGGCCAGCGGGTCGGTGGGGATGGCCCCCATCGCGATGGGCGTGATTTTGCTCTGCTGCACGGCCCGGTTGATGATGGTGCGGATGCCATCCATGCCCGTGCCCAGCGCCCCAGCTACGCCAGGCGTAGGAGCCGCGTACTTACCGAGGTAAATCTCGCCCAGCTCGTAGTCCTGGTCCATGCGGGCGTAGAGGTGCTCCTCCACCAGCCAGCGCACGAACGGCCACTGCGCACGGTCGAGGTTGCTATCGGCCAGGAAACCCAGCCAGGAGTTTTCGAGCTTGTCGGGGTTCTCCTCGACGTCAACCTTGAAGGGGGTCTGGGTCAGGGTGATGGGGGCGACCTGGAGGCTGCCCACCGGGGTCCAGCCAATCTGAAAGGGCTGCAGCACGCGGTCCAGTTCGGCAATCGCCATCTGGTACGACGTGTCGTCGGTGGGCAGTAAGCCAAACAGCGCCTCGGTCTGCGAGGAGAGGTAAGGCTTCTTGAGTACACGGGCCAGGTTCTGGCCGCCGTCGCGGTAGTAAATGCCGAACTCGGCTTTGAGTTCGTCGATATCAATGGCCATAAGGGCTTGACGGTAAAAAGGTGACGAATGAGAAAACGAGCGGTGAGAGCCAGCGAAGAGCCTAGCCGAACATGGGGTGGCCGGCCAGCGCCTTGTTGTGACTCAGCTCGCCGATGGCCTTCTGGTCAGCATCGGGCTCGGTCGGAGTCACGTCGGAGGCACCGGGGGTGAGCGTGGGCGTGGTGTGGCTGGCACCGGGGGCCTTGTCGAACTTGTCGGCCTTGAGCTTGTAGGCATCGCGCTCGGCGACCAGGGCGGTCAGGTCGGCGACCCCAGCGGCCGCCAGGGCGGCCGTGGTGGCGTTGATGCTGGCCTCGGCGGTCTCGGCGCGGCCGGCCTTAGTGGTCAGCTCGTCGAGTACCGCGCCGGGCACGAGCTGCGCACCCTTGAGGCCGGCAGTGGCGAGTTCGGTGTTGGCGGCATCGACCTGCTCGGCCGAGACGGTTTCCTGGCCAATGAGGGCCTGCATGGCCACGCCCAGGGTAAGCGGCGCAGCAGCGCCCAATCCAAAAAACTTCATGAGTAGTGAGGTGAAAAAGAGGAGACTATGATTTTTGCTGGGCTTGCACCAGGCGCACGCACTCGCCCAGCGCGTCCTGGAAGGAGCCGATGGCGTCAATAAGGCCGATGTCGCCGGCCTCGCTGGCGAAGAAGGTCTTGCCCTGGCTGGCCCCCGACTTGTCGAATTTTCTGGCGTCGAGCTTACCGGCGCGGTTGGCCTGCACCGCGCCCAGGAAGGAGCCGGCGATAGCCGTCAGGCCAGCCTGCACGCCCGAGTAGTCGCCCTGGGCAGCGGCGGCGAAGTCGGCGTTCTTCTGGCTCGACTGCTCGGCATACACCTGGTGGAAGGCCACGCCCAGCTTCTCGAAGTAGGGCTGCACGTCGGTCCAGCTCGCCATCACGCCGATGCTGCCGATGGTGCACGACTCGTGGCTGGCGATGATGGTATTGGCCTTGGAGCCAATCCAGTAGGCGGCCGAGCACATCAGCCCGTCCTCGCACAGGGCGACGACGGGCTTACCCGCATCCTGGCACGCCTGGATGGCGTCGACCACGCTCTGGGTGCCATATACCTGGCCACCGGGCGAGTCCACCTTGAGCAGTACGGCCGAGATATCCGAGTCCTTGGCCGTGCGCTGTAGGTTGCTGGCCAGCGTCATCAGGCCCGTGGGGCCGCAAAACTGGTCGGCCTTCATCAGCGGCCCCTCCACCGACATGACGCGCACCAGGATGCCGTCGGTGGTACCCCCGCCGGTGCCGCCCGGGCCGGCCTGTTGGCGGGCACCGTAGGCCACGAAGCCCGAGCGCGTGGCCAGCGTAACCTGGTAGTCGACGGGAGCAGCGGCGGCGCGGGCCGCGGCAAAGTCAGCCTCCTGCACCGAGGCCGTGCCCATGAGTAGGCTGGCCAGTAGCGGCAGCGAGGAGTGCGCGTGGGCCAGCGAAAGCGCCCAGGGCGAAGAGGATAAGCGGGAAACGAGACCGAGCATCTTGCAGGATTGAATGATGCAAAGCTGCCAGCGGTCCGCGCCCGCAAAAAGGACAATAAAAAGCCCCGGCCGAGTGGGCCGGGGCGCGAGGTTAGGGTTGAAAAGAGACAGGTAGTAGTAACGTGCCGGCAGCGACAACAGCGGCAGTCAGAGCTACCAGCAGGCAGCGGCCCCAGTTGTTCGCTAAGTAGTGAAGTAGGTGGTGCATTGCACAACATGAGTTGATCGGCGGCATCATTGGGCGCGAAATGATAGGCTAGCGCAGCAGCTAAGTGGTGGCGAATCTGCGCGACGACTACCTCTTGCTCCAGCAGCAGCTCGAACGCATCGCTTTGCCAAATCACCGACCGGGGCTCCTCCTCCATTGCCTTCGCCTGGCAAGCAGCCAGCCAGTCGGGCAGCGCCTCGGTGGTGCGCTGTAGGGATACCTCGCCCGTGTCGGCATACAGGAGCGTGTCGTTGGTGCCAATCAGGCGCACCGGGTCGCGGGGGTTGAACTCGGCCAGCTCCACGCCCAGCCCGTCCGGCTGGCTCTCGTCCACGGCGTAGCGCACGACCTCGGCCACGATGGCGGCAGAAACCTCGCCAGTCGAGCGGGGCTGCGTGAAGCCTTGCCGGGTGACGTAGGCCACTTGTTTGAAGGTGGTGCGGCCGATAACCACATCTGGCAGCAGTAGGCGCAGGTTTTTGCGCGGGGCACGTACGAGCATCTTAGTCGAGGATAAGTTCGGTGAGGTCATACTGCTGAGCCAGCCAGCCATTCAGGCTCAGCAATTCGTCTTCTGTAAGCACGCGGGTAAACCCCTCCGCGTAGGCGACGGGGCCACAGATATTGAACTGGGTATCCGCGTACAAATGGCCTATCCAGCAGGTCGAAGAGGTGGCCTGCACGTTGTCGCCAACCTGGAGCGGACTGAGCTCGGTATTGTTTTGAAATAAGCGTAGAGTACTAATATCAAAGGCATTGCGCAGGCTGGCCACGTGGGCGCGTGGGGCCAATGCATCGTAGCCGGTGGTGTTGACGAAGTCCCGCCCGCGCCCGTTCCAGGCGGGGTTGCGCCCGTACTGGCCAGCATTGAGGCCCGAAAAACTACCGTTCGGGGCCTGCTGCACAAAGAGGCCACTCTGGTAAAACTCGTCGGCCCGGCGCTCCAGACGGCAGACGATGGCCACGGTCAGCGGCCCCGTGACGTTGAGCTGAAAGCTGCCGAAGTAGTCGGTGCGGCTGATGGTAGCAGTGGGCTGATTATTGAGCCGGGCGTCGGCTGGCGTGTAGGCTATCTGCCCGTTTGCTGGCAGCACGAGGCCGCTGACTTCATCACGCCAGCCGCTCACCAGCCCGCCACTGGCTTGCAGCGACTCGCCCGTGAAGCGAAAGGCCGCCCCGGTGGGGCGGTCGAACTGAAGCGCAGCGGCGCGGCGGCGGGCGTAGTAGGCGCTCATTTGGTACGGATTACCTCAATCCGGTTTGGAAATACCCGCACGGCATAGCGGTTGAGAACACCGCTCACGAACTTGGCCAGCGTCATATCGAAGGGCTGGCCAGACGGGGCCTTGGTAAAAAGCGGAGCCGTGCCACCCGCGCTGATGTCGAAATAAGCCTCTTTGCCGACCACGCAGCCGGTGCCGTCCACCGTGAAGGTGCCGCTGGCGGCCGTGCCATAATCTTCTGGCGACTCGGCCGTGAGCGTCACGGTGGTCGTGCCGGCCGGGGCCACGCGGTCCAGCGGCGCGGCGCGGGCCTGCTCGTCGCTGTAGCTGGTACCGCCCCCGCCGGCCGCCCGTGCTCCCGTCGTATCGGTGGCCAGCGAGTAGCTCACCGGCAGCACCTGCTCCTGGCGGGTTTGCGCGTCGAGGCTTACGGTGTAGGCGTCGGCCTCACTGAGGTGGTGCCGCGATACGGCCACCACCAGCACGTCGGCGAGCGGGTCGCCAGTGGCAGTGACGCGGCCTTGCAGGCGGTATAAGGTGCTGGGCACCAGTAGCCCGTCGCTGGCCCAGTCCTGGGCCTGGAGCACCGTCAGCTCGCGGTAGGGCACCGTCGCCGGCAGTGGCTTTAAGTCCGGCAGCCACTCGGCTGTTTCCTGGCCCGGGGTGGGCGCGGGTAGAAAGCCCTGCACCTTGGCCCGGTAGTAGAGGCCGTCGAAGGTGACCAGGTACTCCTCGGCATAAAAGCGCGTGGGGTCATAGGCGGGCACATTGGCTTCGGCCAGCGGCACGAAGGTGGCCAGCATATCATCGCCCTGGTCGCGGAACGACTTGGGCGTGATGAATAAGAAATCGTTATCAGGGAAGCGGTCGTCGGTGCGCTGCTTAAGTTGAGCGGGAGTAAGCACGGGCGGGGCTATATAATGGAGAAAGCGACCCGGAAGCCCGAGCGCACAATGATGGTTTTGCCGGCGGGCACGGTGGCCAGCAGGTTGCCGGCGCGGTCGCGCAGGTAGACTTCGCCCCCGGCCCCACTGCCCAGGCTCACGCCGCCGGCCAGGCCCACGCCGCTCACGAGCCAGGTGCCCAGGTAAGGCCGGGCGCGGCGGGGTGTTTCGCCCTCCAGCGTCCAGTCGTAGTTGTTGCGCTGGCCCTGCATTACCTCGCCCGAGTCGTAGGTGTCAGACCAGGCCAGCGGCTGCTCGGGCGTGCCTACGAGCTGCACCTGCCCGTTGTGGTCGCGGTAGAGCACGACCAGCTCCTGGCCCTCGAGCGCCTCGAGGCCGGCCACCAGCTCGGCCGTGTGCCGGGGCACGGTGCCCGTGAGCTTCTGGCCGTAGCTCTCGCCGTGCCGGCCCAGGGGTTTCGGAGTCTGCTTGTAGCGCACCGTGCCCCGGGTGCTCACGAGCTGATACCAACAGGCACCCGGCTTGAGGGTGAGCTGGCCAATGGGCAGCTCACCCAAGTCGTCGAAGTCAAGCAGGTCGCTCACGCGGGCGTACCAGAGCGCCTCAATGCCGCCCAGGTTATCGGCGGGCACCTGCACCACGTTGCGCAGCTCGTAGGGGGAAAGCATCAGCCGGGACTAGGGGACAAACTGAAACATTTTTCTTGTCGAATGCTGCCTTTTTGCTAGGCCACGAGCCGGTGCTGGGCCACGGCCACGGGTAGGGGACAAACTGAAACACAATTCTGGGGCGCGGCCGCGAGCCGGCGCTCAGCATCGTAGCGCTGCCAGGCCTTCTTGAGAGCGTCGTGGGTAATGTCCTCGTCCTGGAAATCGTACTTGGCCCGAAACTGCTGAATGGCCCCGTACTGGCTCAGCCCGAAGCTGAGGCGGTTGTCGACCAGGCCGTAGAACTCGGTCTTGATAACGTCCTCCACGAAGTTGTTGAAGTCGATAATCTCCTTCGAGTTGAGCGCCCGCAAGCGCTTCTGCAAGATGAGGTTACCCTCTACCGACACCCCGAAGCTGGCCGTGTATCGCTCGGTGAAGCCGTTGAGAAAATTGTTCTTGCGCTTGCGCTCCAGCAGCAGGCGCAGGTGCCGGCCGAAGGCGTCGAGCTGCGTGAGCTTGTAGCCCGCACGCAGGTGGTGCAGCAGGTACTTGCGCACGTGGGGCTTGACGGGAATGGTAAAGGTGTGGAGCATAACACGTGCGGCGCTAGGTTGGGTGTAGAAAATTACCGTCCCCCTCCCCTGCCCTCAAGGACGAACAAGCCGGGCTTCTCACGAAAAATTCACGTAACGCTCCAGGGCGAAGCTGGCCTGCTGCACCGCGCCCCAGGCCTGGCCGGCCAGCGGGGCCTGGGGCAGAATGAACAGGAGGGCTACTACCTCGTCGTAGCGCAGGGTGAGCTTCCAGGGCTTGCGGGGGCGCGGCCCCTGGTGGTGGCGCTCCACGCCGGCGCGGCCCAGCAGGCGGGCGCGCACCCGGTAGAGCGGCCCCATGGCCAGGGCCATCTCCCAGCTGGGCCGGGCGGGCTGCTCGAGCTCGAGTTGCTCGCAGAGCACGTGCTCGATGGCGTGGGCCAACAGTGCCGCATCACCCCAGTGTAGGTCGATTTTTTGGTCAAGATGCGGCAGTCTCATGCGGAATCTGCGGTACGGGCTGGTGCAGGCCAGCGTATTCTAAAATCTTGAAGCTGCGGCCGTGGGTGCGCTCGCAGAGGCGGAAGTAGGCCATCTGCTCGCCCAGGCGGTTGCGTAGCACGCGCAGGTATTCCAGGCCGGTGGCGTCGTTGGTCCAGGAGTAGAAGGTGCAGGTGCGCTTCTTGCCGGCCGCGGCCGGCGTGCCGGGGGCGCGCTCGTTGAAGACCACGTAGAGCCAGTACTGCGCGGTTTGGCTGAGCGGGCTGGGCTCGGCCCGCCTGGGGGGCAGGGGCTTGGCCGGCGGGGTGTTGGTCAGGAAGTCGTTGACGTCCTTGTAGCCCCGGTAGAGTTCGTTGTGAGCCTTTACCCGGGCGTGGCCCAGGGCTTCGCGCAGCAGCCACAGGGCGCGCTCGCCGGCCGCGTCGTTGTCACCGAACCAGTGCACGCCCCGCGCCTGCAGCAGCGTGGGCAGGGCCTCGGCCAGCATGCTCACCGAGTTGAGGATGAGCACCGTCTGCTCGAAGCGGCTCTGGCCAAAGTGCGTCAGGGCCGAGAGGTAGTCGAGGAAGCCCTCGAAAATCATCACCTCGCTGCGGTTCTGACCCAGCAACCAGGTCAGGCCCTTGCCGCCGATGGTGCCCTGGAAATTCTTGCTACGCACCTCCCAGCCGGCCGATGTCTTCCAGCCCAGCCCGAAGTAGGGCTTCTCGCGGGTGCTGGTACTCGTGCGGTAGAAAATCTGCTGCAAGTGGGCCAGCGTACTGGCGTTGCGCTGCACCAGAGGCCAGTTGATGCCCCGACTCGTGAGGTACTCTACGAGTGGAGCCCACGTCAGGGGCTCGACCCGCACGTCGCTAAAAGTGACTTTATCCATGACGTAGGTCTGCCCCGGCGTGGCGGCCGGCAGCGCCAGCTCGGCCGGCGTGGCCAGGTCGGCGGCCCAGGCCCGCAGCACCAGGCGCGCCCGAGGCAGGTCAAAGTCGGTGAGGCGCATTATCAACTCCAGCACGTCGCCGCCGTCGGCCTTCTTGCCGGGCTTGGGCGTGCCGCCGAAGTCGCTCCACACGTTTTTGGGTGCGCACACTACGAAGCTGGGCGTTTTTTCCTGCGGCCGGAAGGGCGAGGTGTAGTAGTAGTTGCCGCCCGCGGCCGGCGGGCCGGCGGGCTGGTGGCCGAGCTTGGCCATGATGCTGAGCAGCGGAATCTGCTTGTCGGCCGCACGGGCGGCCTTCGCGCTCAGGGTGGGAGAAGTGAGCTGCACGGGTGGGTTTTTAAAAATGTTGGCACTGGCGGCCCCTACCCACGCGCCGGGGGCGGTGGGGCAGGTGCCTGCGAGCCGCTCGACGCGGCCCGCCCCTCTTTTTTTTTCAGCTAGCCCCGACTTATCGACACCCGGGGCGTGGATAAGTCGGGCGAAAAACGACCGTTCCTATCATGCATAGCTTTTATGGGAGTCCTCAGGCAGTGGGGCTGCGCCCCACTGCTATAAAGCTGGGAAAAATGCCCGCATTAAGCTTTTTAAGAAGTTATCCACATCGGCCCTTTCAAATTTTGGGCGGCGGCCAGCAGCCCGGCCAGGCCGGCAGCAGGCGTGGGGGCGACTGGCCCGGCCAGAGCGGCCGGCGTCAGGCCCAGGATGGCCGGGGCGGCTCCAGCGGCCGTAGCGCCCCCACCCTTGGCCTCGTCGAACACGAGCAGGTCGGGGTTGAGCAGCAGTTGCAGCCCGCCCTTGACCTGCACTTTGCCGCGCAGGAAGCCGTACTCGATGAGGGCCAGGATGTGGCGGTAGGCCGTTTTAGGGTCACGGTTGTTGCCGGCCTTGGCCATGGCGGCGCGGGTGGTTTGGATGGCCAGGTTGATGGGGGCGCGGGCGGCCGTCCAGTTGGCAATGAAAATGCGCAGGATTTCCTTGAGCGTATGCACCAGGTTGCCCTTGAGCTGGGGCCGCTTGATGGTCTGCTGCGGGGCCAGGGCCTCGGCCAGGTGCGCGGGTGGCGGGGCCGGGGCGATGAGTTGGGGCTGGCGCACGTAGTGCAGCACCTTTTTCCAGGTTTTAGTGAAGTTGAGGCGCAGCTTGGGGGTAAAGGCAGAACGGGACATGAGCAAGCGGAAAGAGTAGTGGAAACGGATAAATGGTGCTCCCCTGGCCGGCGTCGAGCCGGCATCCACAGCACCCGAGCCGACCGGGAAGAGGCGGGCGCTGCGTGTCTTCGTTAGACGAGAGGGGATAAAGTCAGCGTGTTACTAGTCGGTGGGTAGCCCAGCGAGCTGGCTAGCCTGCCAGCCCAGGTCAAACAAGTGTTCGTCGCTCACCAGATTGCCCTTAGCGATGGTCAGGTACACGAAGTAGTCGCGCTCGTTGCGGTGTACTACCCGCAGCTGCCAGGCCTCCTCGTGCCGCCGGTGCTCGAACGCATTGTGGTCGGCCAGGGCGCGCTCGATGACGGCGGCCTGGGCGAAACTCAGCGCCCACTGCATCTCGACCAGCGGCTCGGCCTGCGGCGTGCAGGCGCTGCACAGGTTGGGGCCGACCCAGTGGCAGGGGCCGCCGGTGGCCTCGATACAGGCCCGACTATCCGTGTCGGTGCAGCCGCACACCCGGCACTGGCGGGCGCGCAGCACCGACACGAGCACCTGCTGGCTCGCCAGCGCCGCCTGGCCCACGGGCGAGAGCGTACCCATTATCTCCAGAATTGTGATAATTTGCTCGATGACTTCGCCCTGCTCGTCGGGCTCGTAGGGGTGCAGCGTGAAGTAGCATTTGCGCGAGCCGGGCAGCGGCGGGCCGTCCTCGGCCGCCAGCGTGGCCCGCTGCGCCTCGAATTCTGCCTCTATTGCTTCCGGCAAGGGCGGCGGCAGTTGCTGCCAGGCCTGGGTGTACTCCAGCAGAAAAACGCACACTTCTTCCAGGCTATACAGGGGCTGGCGCTTGCCGATAAGCTCGACGCGCCCCGTGCCCGTGGCCACCTCGTCGATGCGCACGCTGTAAAGCTTAGCCACGGCGTACCTCCCTTCCCGCCTGGCCTGTGGCCACAGCTGCGATGTCAGCCAGCATAGCCGCCAGCTGCTGCTCAAACTCCTGTTCCGTACTGGCCACGCGGCGGCCGTCGAACCGGTTCGTATCGTGCGCCCACATGAGCTGCCACGAGCGGCCATATTCGTCGTCCGTGGCGCAGAGCCGTACGTGCTGGGGCAGGGAGGAGCCCGCGTGCAGCGGATTGCAGTAGAACCACTCGTGGCCCGGCGCGCCCCGGCGCTGGTAGGTGGCTGACTTGGTAGCGCACCCGCGCAGCTCGTCGCGGGTGCGCAGGTAGACCTCCAGAAAAGCATGCTCCGTGGTGGGCTCGACTTCTTCCGCCTTGAATAAGTCCTGCGCCCGCTCGCGCCGCACTTGGAGCTGGGTGCTCGACACGAGGCAGAAGCACTCGGGCGAGTTGTAGCGCAGCCACGTAACCAGCTTCGGGTGGTAGAAAAACTTAGGGTAAGCCGCGCGGGCGGCCTCGTCGGCCGCCATCACCTGCCACGCGGCTTTGGCCTCGTGCAGGCGCCCGGCAAACCAGTAAGCTGTCGCAGGTTTGTCGAACCAGAGCGAGAACTCGACCGTGGGCTCGTCGTTGCTCCGGCACGCCTCCTCGTAGAGAATCTCGACGCCGGAGGGGCCGGTGTACTTGGTCGGGTCTTCAACGTCTTGGTAATTCAGGTTGTGCACCAGCACCCGAAACAGCTCGGCCTGCGGCGCGGGAATGTCCAGCGCCAGGTGGATTTTCTTCGTCTCAGCCACCTACCACCCCTCCTTCCAACTGCTTAATGCTGGCCAACAGCCCGCGCTGGCGGGCAAATAAGCTGTCGCGCTCGGCGCGCAGGCCTGGCTCCTCCCCTGCGTCGGGCACGAGCTGGCCCGTCTCTATCAGGTCGAGCTTGAGGCCGACGTTGGCCAGCAGCTGCGTGACGTCGAGCAGCTGCTCGCGCAGGCGCAGCAGTTCCTTGCGACTGGAGCCGGTGGCCGGCAGCTGGGCGATGGGCAGCACGACCACGCCCAGGCCCGCCCGGCGGGCGTTCTGAAAGGCGCAGGCGAGCTGCGTGGTCTCGGGGGCTGAGGAATACACAGTGACTTGACTCATGGCTGGGTAAGAAAAACGGGACGGTCGTGGGCGATAAAGTGATTGGCCGGGCAGCGCAAGGACCGCCGGCTGGCCCGGCCCGGCGGGCGGCCCCGCCGAGCACCTGGAGGGGCCGGGCAGGTCGCTGCGGGCGCACCTTCGGCCACAGGGCCGGCTGGCGCGGACCCGGTGAGCAGGTCGCTGGGCATGGGAAAAGGGAAAAAGCAGGTGAGCGCCCGGCTAGGAAGCCACCCGCATCGGCGGGGGCACCGTGGGCGTAGTAAGCTTGGGAAAGGCGGCCGGCACTAGCTCGGCCGGGGGCAGCAGCAGCGGCGCGGGCAGCGTGTCGAGGTCGAAGTCTTCGCCCCGGTGGTAGGCCAGCAGCGCGGGCCAGGGAATGCGCGGCTCGCTCGTAAACTGGTAGGCTTGCAGCCTCACCACCCCGCCGGCCTTGCCGCGCTTGCCCTTCTTGAGCCAGGCGCGCACGGTGCTTGGGTCCACGTCGAGCACCTGGGCCAGCTTCTGCACGCTGTAGAGCACGACCTCGGCCTGGCCCGCCGCCGGGGGGGCCGCGCCGGCTACGTGCGAGGTCACCAGGGCCACGAGGGCGCGCATCCAGGTATCGATAAAGCCGGCGGTGGCCAGGTCGTTGGCAGTCATGGCGGGGCGGGGAAAAGCGGTGAATCAGGCAGCTTTGCGCAGGCAGTACTCGCGGCGGTGGTCGGGCAGGGTAATTTCCTGGATGCCGGCCGGCAGCTCGGCCACCAGCAGCACTTCGCAGTCGGTGTGGCCCTGCTCCACGGCCGAGCGCAGGTGCGGGGGCATGGGGCCGGCCACGTACACGGTCCAGTTATTTTCGGCCGTGTAGCAGTAGCCCAGGATGGGCTGCACCAGCGCGTCGCCGGGCTGGAAGGCATCCACCCGCACGCGCCGGCCGGTGGCCGCGTCGGTGAGCGAGAGCTTGGGAAAAGGCGGGCGCATGGGCGGCTAGTGAGTACCCTCGATAAAGTGACGCACCTTCTGGGGCGTATTCAGCCCCCCGGTCATCGCCTCGATGCCGTACACCAGTTGGGCGGCGCTGGGGTCAATCTGCGGGTGCTTGCCCAGGTCGGAGAGGAAGGAGGCGCACGCGCCGGCGAGGTCGCCGGCTTCGACGTATTCGAGGGCGCGGGTCTTGGCCCAGTGCAGGTGGTCGGCGCGGGATTCGGGCATGGCAAAAGAGGTGGAAGGGGTAGAAAAAGAATAGCTTAGGCGACTTCGGCGTGGCTCACGGCCAGTTCCCCGCTGTAGCGCCGCCGCCGGGCGGTTTCGCCGGCCAGCACCAGGGGCGCTTCCTCCCGAAAGCGCGGGTGCTGGGCCGTGACCTCGTGCAGGCGGCGCGCCAGCTCCTCCAGCGGCGAGAGCATCAGCAGCGGCTCGGTGAGCACGACATGCACTAGCTCGTGCATGTCGCGCATGCAGGGCAGGCGCGGTGGGTCGTCGGGGGTATTATTTCGGTGCATGGTAGCGAAGAGGTTAGGTGAAAGAATCAGGGAGTAGCGGGGGTAGTAGCGGGCCGGGCCAGCAGCCGGGCGTTGTGGTAGCGCACATTGCCGAGTAGCAGCAGGCGCACTTCCTTGAGGCGGCGCACGCGCTGGGCCGTGAAGAGCGTTTCGACCCACACGGAGCTGGGGTAGAGCACGCGCAGCGTGCAGGTGGCGTCGGGCGCGGGGCCGAGCGCCCAGGTGTAGCTGAGCTCGAAGCGCTCCCCTCCCACTGCCACCCAGTGCGCGGCTACCGTGGCCAGGGTGTCGCGCAGTTGCTCGGTGGCCGTGAAGCCTTGCTGGCGCAGCCAGGCGGCCAGCGGCGCGGCCAGGTTGCGCGGCCCCTGCGGGGCGGCGGTGTGGTAGAGTGCCCGGGCTTCCATCACGCCAGCAGGGGGGCAGGTGCCGGGGCCGGCAGCAGCTCGGCCGGAATCGCGAACTTGGGCAGGCCCACCCGCACCAGGGCCACGAGGTGCGCCAGGTTGTGCGAGCGGCCAATGCGCACGTTGTTGAGCATGGAGGCCGAGGCCTCGTAGTCCTTTCGAATGAGCGCGTCGATGGCGCTGGTGGGCAAGTCCTCGATGACGATGGACAGCAACCGCAGGTACTTCTGGCGCTCAGTCATAGCTCATGTTTGACACAGTTCGCCCGGCGGGTGCTTTCTTGCACTCGCTCAGTACTGTACATGCCACAAACATACGCTGTCAGTCTAATGTAGTCAATCATTTCAGACCAAAAAAGGCTGAAATTAATCAATCATATCTGACAAGTGTCTATTAACGAGAGGCTTAAAATTTTGATAAGCGCCTTAGATATTAGTGCGCGTGCGTTTAGCCAAACCATTGAGGTTTCAGAAAGTACCACTCGCAATTACTTAGATAAGGGCACCAAGCCTAGCACTGATTATCTTGAACGGATAGCATCACATTTCACCAACGTCAATCTAACCTGGCTGATTACTGGAAATGGTGAGCCGCTAACAGGCGCAATGCCACCAGTAACCAATACCACGACTACCCGCATAAAAAAAGTCTCCGGCGGTGCCGTAAATAGTGGCACCGGTAACCAAGTCATAACCCTTGAAGCCTGCCAACAAGAGTTAGAGCAGACGAAGCGCATGACCTCCGACCTTCAGAAGGAAGTTGAGCATCTCAGGGCTCAGCTCGCGACAAAGGATGCGTTGATTGCCTCGAAGGAGGAGACGATTGAGCTACTCAAAGCTGCCTTTAATCGCCCCAACTAATTACCATTACCCCCTTCTATGCGCCTCTCACGCAAATGGATTTGGATACTCGCTGCAGTAGGAGTCTACTTGATAGTACTTGCTGGTCACACGCCCTCAAAGCCTGAGGCGGCAGTGCTCGAGCCTGACCCAGACTTGAGGCCGATAGTTGGAACCGCTAGGGTGATATTTCGCGAGTTCCCCATCTGGGAGAGGCCTAATGACGCATCCGAGATAATTGGTAATCTACACGAGCACGATACAGTTGCAGTTACCAACTACACGAAGGATGGTTGGACAATAGTGCGCTTTGGAAAGAAGCGGTATCGGCAAGGCTATGTATTAACTCGAGGGCTGACACCTACTAAAAAACTATAAGAACAGATACACGCGTTCCGATTGCGTGAAGAAACGCGGCACCTATAAGAACGAAAACGAGCTGCTCAAAGAGCAGCTCGCCTCGAAAGGTATCTTGTTAGCCAGTAAGAATATTACTATTTCCAGTAAAGACGATATGCTTAACCTGCTACGGACTAGCTATAATCGGCCTAATTAGTTTCGTCATCCTTCTGCTTAGCACTCCCCCTTTGTTTATCAATACGCGCGGCCTCTTCTTCGTCAGCAAATTTAGCCGTATCAGTATTGGTTTCCTCTGTGTGAATTTGGGCCAAAGCTTGCCTGCTGCTAAATAAAGTTTTGTCTAGTTTTACTGCACGCATTACTGAACCCCTAAAACTAGCACCTTCAAGCTTTGCTCTATTTAAATTAGTATTCCTAAAGGCTACCCAATGAAAAGCAGTCTCATGAGCAAATACGCCTGACAAATTTGATTCTATCAGTCTAGCATGGCCAAAGTTTGCATAAGTTAACTTGGCATTCGTAAGGTTTGAATAAGATAGGTTACACCCATAAAAATCAGCCATAAAGAAGATACTATTTTTTAAGTCTAAGTAATCCAAGTGGGCTGCTGCCAAAATAGAATCATGCCCTTTTCGTTGCCCTTGGACCCTCTTAAACCATGTCCCAAACGATGTAAGTTCATGCTGAATAATAGGACTTATTTTACGCGTTACTCGGGCACAAGCTGACATGCAGACTAGTAAAGACTCCTCTGCGTTTCTTGCCATATAAGATTCTTCCCTAAACGAGGTACGAGGTGCTAGCATTTCCATAGGTAATCCATTACGCAACACTGAACCGAACAATTCTGCAAAGCAGAGTTGGACTCTGCGTACCAGTTCTTTCCCTCGTAGGGCTAGCTCGTTACGTACAAAGTTGACCAGATAAGGGGTCATAGCACTTGACCCTGCTATCTGAACCCAGTGGTGCAGCGCTTGCCGCTCATCCCAGCCAGCATCGTGGCTATCGGTTCGTGCTTTTCTTTCCGTTGTCATTCGCATCATAGCCCGCACAATCCGTCTGGCGGTTAGATATTCCCCAAAGCTCTTGTGAGTAAAAACGAATGTTGCATCACCACTAGCACTACGCCGACCATACTGCCGGAAGAAAAAAGCGGCCAGCAAGCGGGTAACACCTGCTTTTGCCCCCTCTTCAAACTTTTCGAGTAAGGTACCCAATCCACTACTCGTACAATGTTGCTCAATCTCTCGTACCGTAGTAGTGCGTCCATCCCCGTGCCAAGATGCCAACCCTACTTCTTCAAGGATACGTTCGAAGTTATCCAGAGTCATATTGCGGATTTGCACGTATGGACGCTTCTTTTCATAAGCCCGTTCGTGCACGGCACTCACTAAATCACCATACACCTGATTGATATTAACATCCTTACTAAAATCTAAGTGCTTGCGAGTATAGCTCAAAGCCACCAAATAGTTGAGTAGAGGCTGTGACGTGATTTCTAATAGGTCTTCTCGGTCTAAGTGCTTAGGCAAACCTTTATACTCTTGCCCCGTCAGACGACCATATTGAGACCACCATTCCCGCCGCTGGTCTACTGGCAGCAATTTTTTAGGGTCTGAGATGGGACCACCTAAAGAGTCCTTTTCTAAAAAATAGGGCAGTAATGTGAGTAGTTGGTGAGGGCGCCGGCTGAACTCTGCTTCATTATCCTGTACTACTATTTCTCGACCGCTAATAATAACGCGCAGTTTTAAAGAGTTGCTGTTACGCTTACCCAACGTTAGTTCTACTTCCCGAACAAACGAGCGAGCTGTTTCAACCGCTGCCTTACCTTGACTCGCGAGTTCGTCGAGTCCATCAAAGATGATAAGCAAGTCTGACTCCCCATTTTCTAGGCTCAGTGGGTTGGCCGTAAGAACACCTTCTGCTAATACAAAACGCCCAACCTCATCTATTAAATCTCTTGTTGGGTCAATTAGATGAAGCGGTATAAATAAAACCTTCAAGGCTTGTGAATTAGCTATATGTGCCGCAAATACTTTAGTGAAGGATGACTTACCACTACCTGGCCCTCCGCTGATTATACGAATGGCGTCTTCCTTCTTTGCTGCACCTAACCAACTTATTAATTCAGCTTCTAGGTCAACAATATTCTTTGTCTTCCTACGTTTGTCAAGGTCTTCGTATTCTCCTTTTGCGGAAGTCTCGTAATAAGCCCGGAGAGGTACATATACTTGATTTAAACTAAAGGCTTCTTCAAAGATGCTCTCTTCTATTCGGAACTGAAGCAATGAAGAATATGAACGCCATGCCCACTGACGCTCGGTAGCATCATTAAATGGAGTCTCAGTACTAGCCAAAAGTGGCTCATACATTTTACCACGCATTCTCCATTCTTCATTTAAGGAGTATAAAAAATAGGAAGGAAACCGTTTCAGTACAGTTTCCACCATATGTGATGCCACTCCTAGTAGCGACAGCCATCTACCTAATAACTCTTGTAAACTTTGAACCACTTCTAAGTCAAGAGGTCGCTCAAAAAAGGCCTTGTTTATCGGAATGTCATGCTCTGTGATAGAATAATCGAGCGCGTCCTCAACAGTAGACTCGTAGGGCTTAGCACCAAAAAAGCTGGACTTGACCGTTTCACCCACAATCTCAAACATTGCGGCAGTAGCAGCACGGCGAATGAGAATGTATCCTAGCGCTGATGGTTCGTTACTGATGCCTAGAGCCGTTACGGCATCCACCGCGTCAATAGCAACCTCTTCCCATTTATTCTGAGCAAGATGTACTATACCTTTACCTAAAGATTTTATTAGTTCTTTACTATCTACAGCCAGCGACCTACCAGTAAGCCCTTTAGGTTTGGTGACAGTTTGGTGCGGAGAAGTTGCCATTAATTTACTTTGAGTGGGATTGTTTGCTTCGCAATACTAGCAGTCGTACTGTACAATCCCTAGCTTTCTTACACATCCGGCCTACAAATATTTTATTTCTAAAAAACAGGTATTTATACGTGGAAGGAAAAGGTAGTATTTAGCTGACTTTTGCCTATTGGTGTCGTCTGACTATCAATACCTAAAAGTCATATCTACTATTCAAAAACTCTTACCCGTTTTACCTGCATGGACTTCATTGACGTCATTAAAGCCCTGGGCGAGAAAGTAAGTCGCCTCAAAGACAGCATTCTCACGGAGGAAGCCACCAAGAATGCCTTCGTCATGCCCTTCATCGCCGCCCTGGGCTACGACGTCTTCAACCCCTTCGAGGTCATCCCCGAATTTGTGGCCGACCTCGGCATCAAGAAGGGTGAGAAGGTAGACTACTGCATCCAGAAGGATGGCCAGCCCATTATCATCGTGGAGTGTAAGCACTGGAAAGAGAGCCTCGACGTGCACAACTCCCAGCTGCACCGCTACTTCCACGTCACCACCACCCGCTTCGGCATCCTCACCAACGGCATCATCTACCGCTTCTACACCGACCTGGTGGAGCCCAACAAGATGGATGACAAGCCCTTCTGGGAAATCAACATCTCCGACCTCAACGAGGCCAACGTCTTCGAGCTGAAGAAATTCCACAAAACCGGCTTCGACGTGAGCCAGATTCTGAGCACCGCCTCGGAGCTCAAGTACACCCGCGAAATCAAGAAGCTGCTGGCCGAGGAGCTGCGCGACCCCAGCATCGAGTTTGTGCGCTACTTCGCCAAGCAGGTGGCCCCCGGCAAGCTCACCGAGAAAGTGATGGAGCAGTTCAACCCGCTGGTGAAGAAGTCGGCCGCCCAGCTGCTCAACGACATCATCAACGACCGCCTCAAGTCGGCCCTGGCCAAGGAGGAAGTCGCCCAGATACTGGAGGAAGAGCCCGCCGCCACTACCGACGCGCCTAAGGGCGGCACCGAGTTCACGGAGCTGGAAAAGGAAGCCTTCCTCATCGTCAAAACCATCCTGCGCCCCGTGGTGGATGCCAAGCGCATCACCCACCGCGACACCACAAGCTACCTCAACATCCTGCTCGACGACAACAAGAACAAGATTGTGTGCCGCCTCTGGCTCAACGGCTCGAAGCACTACATCTCCTTCTTCGACGAAAGCAAGAAGGACGTGAAAACCGAAATCAACGGCCTCGACGACCTCTACAAGTTCAGCGACCAATTGGCCGCGACTGTGGGGCAGATTGAGGCCCGCAAGGCAGTACCGGTGGCTAGCTAAGGTTAGTTATCACCTGCATACCCTATCGACGCCGCACCCACTGTCGGCAAGAAGCTAGTTTACTATTGCGCCAACAGCAACACTGTGAAGTACTACAACTCAGCCACATGCTGGGGTATCACCTGCTGTTCGGTCTCGATTAAGCCGTTAGACTTCAGTGAGGTATGGATGCAGATAGAGGCTTAAAATATTCATAACCAGTCTACTTTTTGATTTAATGAAACGTTATTTCCTTACTCGAGTGCAATTGCACAACCTCCCCAAAGAAAACAATCGCAATCTCTACAACGATTTACATAGTGAGTTAGCTAATAGAGACTTTTATAAAGAAATTAGGGGTGATGACAAAGTCGTATACCTTCTGCCTGATGCTATGTATGAATCCTTTACCTTAAAGACAGAAGGCAATTTTACAGTTGACCATGTGCGGGCATTAGCTAAGGCCTCTATTGAAGCTGTAGTAGCTGCCGTCAAGAAAACACATCCCTTTTCTACCCTCTACGGTGCCGTTTTAGTAGCTGAAATGAATAATGGAAGAATATGCTGGACAGGTCTAGAGAAAGCACCAACGTCTCCGAGCCACGCAACAACGGTAGACTTCGGAAAACCACAGTAAGATTAGAGTGAGCATCAGGATAAAGATGCCCTAGTTCTGCGTGATAACGGGAAATAATTCTATTCCCAGCCGCCTTCCTACCTTGCCGCTCTATGGAAGTTACTCGCCAACTCCTCACGGAGCGAGCCGGCAAAACGGGCCTCTGCCGCATCCAGCTCACCTTTTGCTGGGCCAGCCAGCGCCTGCGCCTGGGCACGGGCCAGAAGTGCCACCCCAAGGACTGGGACGCCCGCCGCAACCGGGTTAAGAACAAGCCCGACACCTACGCCGACGACATCAACCAGGTGCTCGACGACTACACCGACCTGGCCCAGGCCCTGCACCACGAAACCGAGCGCCTGGGCCAGCCCCTGACTAAGGACGGCCTGCGCGGGGAGCTCGAGCGCCGCTACCAAGCCCTGCTCGACAAGCGCGCCGGCCGCGTGCCCTTGCCGCCCCCACCGGCCCCGGCCCCACTGGGCTTCTTTGCCCATTACGACCGCTGGGTCGAGGAAGAAAAGCAGAAGGTCTCGGTGCGCACCGGCCGCCTGCTCGCCCCCGACACCATCTGGACCCACCAGGCCGTGGGCCGCGAGCTGGCCGCGATGGCCGCCCACTACAAGCTTACCGTCTCCTTCGAGACCCTCAACAAAAGCTTCTACGACCACCTGCGCAACTACATGCTCGGCGTGGCCGGCCGTAGCCCGCGCACCTTCAACACCTACGTCAAGCGCCTGCGCTCCTTCCTGTTCTGGGCCGAGGGCCAGGACTTGCCCGTGCCGCCCAAGTTTCGCAAGACCCTGCGCCTGGCCCCCAGCTACGTGGGCGTCGATGCCCTCACCCAGGCCGAACTGCTGCGCGTGGCCGCCCTCGACTTCACCGCCCCCGACGTGCTGGCCTACCTGGCCACCGCCTTCCCCGAGCCCCCACCCCGCCAGGGCCGGGGCGGGCGCGGCGTGCTCAGCACGGCCGCCCACGTGCAGCGCTGCGAGTGGACCCGCGACGTGTTCCTGCTCTGCGCCTACACAAGTCTTCGGCACGGCGACGCCCAGGAGCTGGGCTGGCAGCACGTCTTCCCCGAGCAGCGCCTCATCAAGAAGCTGCTCAACAAAACCACCATCACCGGCCTCATCCCCTACCTGGACGACGATGTGTTTCAGCCCGTGGCCCTACTCACCAAGTACGCCCCCCTGCAGCTGGCCACCTGCCTGCCCTTCGTGCGCGACCCCTGGCGCTACCTGCCCCACCTCGGGCACCTGGCCGGCCTCACCCGCCTCAAGCTCGGCATGCACATCGGGCGCAAGACCTACGCTACGCTCAAGGTCTACCAGGGCGTGCCCAAGTCGCTCGTGATGCTGGCCACCGGCCACCAGACCGAGGCCCAGTTCAACGAGTACCTGGGCATAAACGAGGAGGAGCTGCTGGCCTCCCACGAGCAGACAGCCCGCCGGCTGCCACCCCTCGAAAAAAGGGTGGCAGAAAAGGGTGGCAAACCCACCTTCAAGCTGCCCAAGTCTGACGCAGCCTGACGCGGGCAATGTGCCCTGGCGGTCCTGCAAGGGCATTTTAGGTGCGTCAGAAAAGTATGGGCATAAAAAAAGGCCGCGCCACCCGGTAACAATCATACCCCTTTTAAACGCGATTAAGAAGCTTTTTCTCAAAAGTAGGGGCAGATTTAGGGGCAGCTTAATCTATAAGTGGGGCTGTTCGGCTTGTTATCTCACAATTATTGGCGTTTTGCTCATGCACACGTACACGGTGGCCGTGGGGCGGGCCGGGGCGGCGGCCACTGGCGCAGCCGGGCGCGGGGGCGCGGCTAAGGAGGTGCCGGCCAGGGCCAGCAACAGGGTGAGGGTGGGCAGGAAGTGCTTCATTCTCACAAATAAAGCAAGACCATCGAAGATTGTACAACTTTGTAGTACCACCTTGCCGTTCATGATGAAGGGCGCAGTTGGTGTGAAAGCCAGCAGGGCCACGGCACTACTTTCTTTATTGGGCTGCCCCGGCCAAGGGTGCCTGTATAACCTAGCTACCTGCTTTCCCTACCTATGCTTCCTGAGTCTCATAGCCCTGAGGGCTGGCAAAGCCTGACGCCTTTCGTGGACGACCGTTACCGGGCCATTCTGCATCACTTGCCCCAGGCGTTTTGCCTACTAGAAGTGCTCTTCGATACGCACGGCACGGCCGTGGACTATCGCTTTCTGGAAATCAACCCCGCCTTCACGCAGCAAACCGGGCTGGCGAACCCCGTGGGGCGTACCATGCGTGAGCTGGCCCCCGCGCACGAAGCCTACTGGTACGAGGTGCTGGGCGAGGTGGCGCGCACCGGGCAGGCCGCCCAGGTGCAGCAGCGCGCGTGGCACGCCAGCAACCGCTGGTACGAGGTGCACGCGCTGCCCACCGGCCCGCCGAGCAGCCACCAAGTGGCCTTGCTGTTCACCGACATCACCGCCCGCCAGCACGCCGAGCGGCACCACATGTTCCGGCTGGCGTTGGCCGACGCGCTGCGCCCCCTTTTCGATGCGGGGGAAATACAAACCGTAGCCGCCCGCCTGCTCGGCCAGCACTTAGGTGCCAACCAAGTGCATTATGGCGAAACCGAGGGCGACTATGTGGTGATTCACCAAGGCTACGGCGACGGGCTGCCCGCGATGGTCGGCCGCTTTTACTCGCCCGACTTTGGCGAGCGGCTCACGGCCACCCACCGGGCGGGCATCGTGCAGGTAGTGCACGACATCGAAACCGACGACTCGATTACGACAATCGAGCGTCAGGTGCTGCGGCAGGCTCGCATCCAGGCCTACCTCACGGTACCCTTGGTGAAGGCTGGCCAGTGGGTGGCCACGCTGGCCGTGCACAGCCTGACGCCGCGCCAGTGGACGGTGGCGGAAGTACACTTAGTCGAGGAAGTGGCCGAGCGCACCTGGGCGACGGCAGAGCGCGCCCGCGCCGAAAGAGTCCTGCGCGAACGCGAGCAGCAGCAAGCCCTGTTCGAGGCCGTGCAGCTGGGCCAGGAAGAAGAGCGCCGGCGTATTGCCGCAAGCCTGCACGACGGGTTGGGCCAGCTGCTGTTTGCCACCAAGCTCCAACTCGAATGCCTGCCCGTGTCGCCTGTGGAGCCTGTTCGTCGCGAGGCCATTCGCCTACTCACCGACGCCATCCGCCAGACGCGCGTGCTCTCGCACGAGCTAAGCCCCATTATGCTGGAAGACTTTGGCTTACAGGTGGCGCTGGAAACTATCTGCCAGCAGCTGCACGTACCCCATCTGCGCTGGCACTGCCGCATCGACCTGGACGCAGCCGTGCCGCTGCCCAAGTATTTGCAGTTGGCCGTGTACCGGCTGGCGCAGGGCCTGGCCCACAACGTGGCCCGTCATGCCCAGGCCAGCGAGTCTACGTTGGAGGTCGAGCTGCTGCCTGACTGGGTCGTGCTACGGGTAGAAGACAATGGCCGGGGCTTTGACCCAGTTACTGTACAAGAGGGCTTGGGGATGAAAACCTTACGCAGCCGCAGGGCCTCGCTCGGCGGCCTGGTGCGCCTGGATTCCGCCCTAGGCCAGGGCACCCAAGTGCAGGTGCGCCTACCCCTCTCCTAGACGGAGAGGGCTGGCCGCAAGGTAGTTCTGCACCGTACCCACCGACACGCCGGTGGCCTCGGCAATCTTGCGGCGGCTCAAACACTGCGTAAGTAGTTATCCCACATACTTGGCCACCGTTGTGGCAGATAGCTTCAGCGCCTTGCTGATGGCGTAGTTCGACAGGCCCCCACCCTTCAGCCGGCGTATCTGCTCGACCTGCTCCTGCTCCAGGCCGGGCTTGCCCAGCTTCGTGCCCTTGCCCCTAGCTCGCTCGATGCCGGCGCGAGTGCGCTCGCTTAGGCGCACGCGCTCCTGCTTGGCCACTGTCGCCAAGATGGAAATGACGGCCTCCTTAAAAATGCCGGTACTATCGAGGTACTGCTCAGTGTAGGACTTGAAGCCCACGCCGTAGCTCTCCAGGGTATTGAGGTGCTGAAGCGTCGCGCTGGCCCCCTCGCGGCTGAAGCGGTCGAGGCTCCAGAACAGCACGAGGTCGAACTTGCGCTGGTGGGCATCGCTGAAGAGCTTCTTGAACTCAGTGCGGTTGGCCGTGCCGCCCGACTCCTCTTCGGAGTACTCCTTGTATATGTTCCAGCCGTGAGCTTGGGCATGGCGGCGCAGGTCGGGCAGTTGGTTATCGGTGGACTGGCCTTTATCTTTGGTCGAGACGCGGGCGTAGATAGCAACGCGCATGGTCTTACTTTTTTAATAACGGATAGCTCAACTGTACTTGCACGCCCGCGTTGTGCTGGTTGGTATAGAGCGCGTAAAGGCTTCTTCCATTCTTGTCATACAAGTCTGTAAGGCCAGCTATGTACCGCACCTCCAGTCCCAGCCCCTGCGGCAAGCGATAGCCGGCACCTACCACGTAAGCGATTTCCTTCCGCTGATAAACAGAGGTATCGTAGCTATAGCCAACCCCTGGGGTGGGGAGGCTGAAGTCGTAGCGCTCGGAAACGCTTAGCATGTACCCTCCTTGCACGCCCGCCTGCACCAACAAGCCCTTCCAGCTGGCCGTCACCAGCAGAGGGAGACAGGCGTAATAGGAACGAATCCGCGCTTCGTATTGGGTGGGGACATTCTCAAGCCGAAAGCCCTGCATACTAAACAGTAGTTCGGGCTGAAAATAGAATTGTACCCGCTGACGGCCCCTGCGCTGGCTCAGCGGCACAAGTTGGTAGACGCCCGCTACGCCCCCAGCTAACAGCTTGGTGGCCGGAGCCGTGAGCAAATCGCCTATCTTGGTAGTCATTGCTCCCCCGACTTTTACGCCCAGACGCGTACGCGTCACAAGCAGGTCGGGGTACGCTACAGGGCTACCCGGGTTTTGGCCCAGCGGGATAGCTTGGTTAGGGGAAGCTGTTGGAGGAAAAGCCGGGAGCTGCGTTTGGGCATGGCTAGCCCAACTGATGAAGCAAAGAGCAGTTCCTACGTAATATTTCATAAGATGGCAGATGGGTAGCAAGTAGTGTTAAGCACTCAAATGTAGCCGACGCTAACTAATAGGTGCCCCCAAGTATCATCCACAAAACGGGTCTTTTGTGGATGGTTTTGCAAACCGCCTTTACACCATCGAAAACGCAGTTTTTCGGGGCCGTTTTTCAACACCCTTTTGTGGACTACTAAACCTCCCTTCTGTGGACTAAGCGACGGCACAAAAAAGCCCGGCCGATTGGCCGGGCTTTTTTCTTAGCGAAGGCCGCCGCCCGTCTTCACTTGCTTCACGGTATCGAGCTTCTTGCTCAGGCCCGGTAGGTCAAGGCCGACCTCCAGTCGGTCGGGCCACTGATTGAGTTCCTCCCGAAACTCCCGTTGCCCCTGCACTAACTGCTGGAGCAACGAGACTACGGCACCATCATCTTCGGCGGCGGGGCTGGCCACCGCGCTGGTGCCCGTGGTGGAGCCACCGGTGGCGAAGGCATTGCCCCGGCTGGCAATCTGCGCCTCGAGGAAGCCCATCAGGTTGGCCTGCTTGGGGTCGCTGTAGAGCCAGTTGGGAATCACGAGCTCGGGGCCGGCCTCGCCGATGAGACCGATGGTACTCTGCTCCACCGGGCCGCCGCCGGCGAAGCTACCCCCGCTGGCTCCGGTGAGCAGGCCCGCCAGGGAGGAAAGCGGCAGCATATTATTCAGCAGCTGGTCGGTGCGGCCGCCCTTGGCGAAGGCGGCAATCTTGATGCCGGCGGCCACCGAGCGGGCGATGGCCAGGCCGTTGGCGATGGCCAGCTGCGTGGCCCCGGCCGCGCCGCCTGTGATACCGTTGAGCGGGTTTTCGGAGGAGGCCTTGGCGTTGGCCTGCATTTCGGCCGCCAGGTTGATGCCAATCTCAGCTAATTCCGCTGTTTTGCGGGCGGCTTTGAATAGCTGATAGGCCGCACTCTTCTTGTCCAGATTATCCTCTACGAGCTGGAGACTTTCCTTCAGCAGCGTAGCTCCCCCGGCCTGCATCTTCAGGTCGAAGGCCTTGAGGTCATCTTTCAGCGCCTTTTCCTTCTTGATGCGGTCGGTCTCGTTTTGCACGAGTTGGGTACTGATTTTCTTGGCTGCGTCGGTTTCGCCCTTGCCGGCAGTGACGAGCAGCTGCAACTGCTTCTCCAGCGCGTCCCGTTTGAGGGCGTAGAGTTGGTCCTGGTATTCCTGCTCGGAGAGCAGGCCCCAGGCCCGCTTGTTTTCCAGCAGGGCCGCATCCTCGGCCTCGTCGGCCTCGATGCCGGCCAGCTTCTCCTCCAGCTTTTTCTGGCGCTCCTGCTCGTCCTGCTCGTTGAACCTGGCTTGCAGCTCGCGCAGGCGCAGGTCGCGCTCCTCCATGATGGCGGCCACCCGCTCGGTGTAGTCGGCCTCCTTGCCGGTGAGGGCCTCGGTCTTTTTATCGGCCTCGTCGAACAGCTTCTGGCGCTCGAGCTCGCGGCGCATTTCTTCGTCGGTCTGAGCCTGGCGCTCGCGCTGCGCCCGCAACACGTTGCGCTGGTCGAGGAGGCCCCCCTCCTCTTTTACCCACATTTTGAGGTCGTCGAGGTGGGCCTGGTCGGCTTTGTCGCGGGCGGCTTTTGCTTCCTTCTCCGCCTTTTCGCGGTCTTTTTTGGCTTTTTCGGCCGCTTTCTGGCGGTCGGCATCGGTGATGCCGTCGCCGCCCTGGGCGCGCTTCTCGCCCGGCTCGTCGCCGGCGCTGGCCGTGGCGGCCGCTGCCGCCGCTTTCCGGGCGCTGGCGGCGGCAAAGGCCAGGCGGTAGGCCTCGCCCGCCGTCTGGCCCAGGTTGGTGAATTCCTGCTTGGCCCCGCTGAAGTCGCCCTCCTTCACCTTTTTCCAGGCCCGGCCCAGCGCCCCGAAGCTCGCCTCTGCGGCGGCCGAGAAGCCCTGAAAATAGGCCGGCCCGTTGCTGAGCAGGTCGAACAGCACCCGCACAGGCGCGGCCACGAGCTGCAAGTAGCCCCGGGCGTTGTCACTGGTTTTGGCCCACTCCACCGTGGCCTTCACCACCTCGGCCAGCACGCCCACGAGCACGCGGGTGTTGGTGAGCATGAAGTGCACCACGTTGCCCAGCAGCTCCCCGGCCGACTTGGCCGTGAGCGTTTTGGTGCTCACCCAGCCCATTGCCTCGGCCAGGCCGGTGAGCGATTGCCAGATTTCCTGCACCGGCTGGAACAGCTCCTTGAACGTGGTGCCCAGGCTGGCCAGCAGGGTGTAGAGCACCGTCATGCTCTTGTTGGTAAGTGTGTCGAGGATGGTGCCGCCGCCCTCGAATTGCTTCGTGAGCTCGTTCTGGGCCTCGGCCAGCTCGGTCTGCGAGTCGAGCAGCGCGGCCTGGCGCTGGGTGTAGGCGTTGGTTTTATCGACCAGCTCATCCACGCCCTTGCCCACGTTTTTGAGCGACTTCAGGTAGGCGATACCGGCATCCTCCCCCGGGCCGCCGAACACGTCAGCAATCACGGTCTGGAGTTGGTTGGCCGGAATCTTAGTCTCATCCAGCTCCTTGCCCACTTTCTGCAAGGCCTGCTCCACGGTCATGGAGCCGTTCTTGATGCCGTCGAAGATTTCCTTGGTGAAGTCGCTACCGAACGCGGCCTGCATGGCCTCGCTCGTGGCCTTGGTCTGCTCGCGGATGCGCAGGCCGAACTCCTTCACCACGTCGGCCCCCTTGTCGGAAAAAATGCCCTGGGTGCTGGCCTGGCTGATGTGGCCGATGAAATCCTGGGCCGCAAAACCCGCATCCTTGAACTGCGGGGCGTACTCCTTCACCTGGTCGAGGAAGTCGCCGCCGGCGTCGGCCCCGGCCAGAAACCCCTGCTGAATCAGGCGCAGCGCCTCCTGCTGGCTCACGCCCATCTGCTTGGAGAGGGTGTTACTGCTGGCCAGCACCTCGTTGAAATCCTTGCCGAAGGTGCGCGACACCGCCAGCACCGACGTGGTGAGCCCATCGAGCTCCGCGCCGGTAGCCCCGGTGAGCGTGTTAATCTGGCCCCGCAGCTCGGCCACCTCCTTGGTCGTGTTGATGACCTCGGCCCCCAATTCCTTGATACCCTCCAGCACGGCCTCGGCCCCCACGGCGACACCGGCGAAGGCCAGCGCGTCCTTCAGCAGGCTGCCTTTCTCGGTGGTCTGGCCCATCTCGTTTTTCACCTCCTCGATGCGCTCGCCCAGGGCCTTGTAGTCGGCCAGCATCTTGGCCCGGCCGGGGTCGTCGCGGTTGAGGTCGTTCAGCTCCTTTTCCAGCTGGCTGGCGCTGGCCTTCATCTCGTTGAACGTGGCGTTGACCTTCTGGCCGTCCACCACGACCTGCATGTTTTTGCGGGCCAGCTCGCCCTGGGCGGCGGCCAGCTGCTCAGCCGACTGGGCCGTGCCGCGCATTTCGGCGCGCTGGGCCTGGAGCCGCCCGTTGAGCAGTTGCAGGTCGGTGAGCAGCTTGCCCCGGCCGGGGTCGTCGGCCCCCATGCGGTTGAGCTGGGCGGTCATCACGGCCGCGCCGGCCGCCATTTCCTTCAGGCTGGCGTTGGCATCCTGCGCCTTCAGGATAATCTCGATGGTCCGTTGTTCGGTGTCGTTGGCCATGATAGCTTATGAATTACAGGTTGATGGTGACTTGCCCGGGCAGGGCGTTCTGGAGGCTGGCGATGGTGGTGCGGCCGTAGTAGTCGGAGAGAATGAGGCTCAGGCGCATCGACTGCTTGCCGATAACCTTGCTGGAGAATTGCCGGGGCGTGCGGCTATGCTGGTGCAGGCGGCCGCGCTCGTCGCGCATGCGGGCGTAGTCGCTGTCGCGCTTGCGCACGCCCGCCCCCATGCCCCGGCCCACGCCCATGTCCACGAACTTGCCGTAGGCGGCGTAGGCGATGCTGAGTTTCTGCACGTCGCCGCCGGCGGCGGCCACCAGGTGGCCCTGCACGCTGGCCAGCAGGTGGCCCGTATCCTGAATTTTTAATTTGCGCAGGGCGGCGCGCAAGTCGTCGAGGGTGTATTCCAGCCACTTCTCGACGGTTTCGAACTGCGTGGGCATGGGCTAGCGGGCTACCTGGTGGTAGGTAATGGTGGCCGGCTCCAGCGTCTGGGTGCCGCCCACGGTGAGGCTGATGCTCTCCCAGAAAAACTTGAGCCCCTGCACCAAGTCTTTGCGCGTGGGGTCGAGGCTGAGAAACTCGCCCAGCGTCAGGTTCACCGGGCGCTCCTCGAGGCGGGCGTTGGCCCGAAAGTCGAGCCAGGGCTTATGCCACTGGGCATAGAGGCCGGCCGGGCCGCCCCACTCCAGGGCGTACTGTCCCACCGTCACGCCGCGGGCGTTGACGGTACCGGCGCTGGCCAGCGGGTACTCGTGCGACGTCGAGTCGGGCTGGAGGCCCCGGTAAAACAGGAACCGTAGCTGGCTGGCGCGCACGTCGGTTTGCTCGAAGTCGGTGCGGGCCGACTGCCCGGCCTGCTCGGCCGCCGGCACGAGCCACTGCCGCACGGCCGGCGGGTCGGCCTCGCGCACCATGCGTAGCGTATCGGCCGCCGGCTGGATTTTCTCCTTGCCCCCGCCGATGGGGAACGCGGGCCAGGCCGACGACTTGAGCAGCTCGTCGTCGGTATCGGCCGTGAAGCTGAGCGTGAAGCCGTCCACCTCGCTGGCCACGTCGCGGTAGCTGCGGCCCGGCGTACGGGTCACGTAGCCGGGGCGGGCTACCACGTCGCGCAGGGCTACGATGTCCACGCGCCGGTGCACCGGGTTGAACACGAAGCCCAGGGCGAAGAGCTGCTGGAGCGTGAGCAGCAGCTCGGCCAGGCGCACGTCGGGCAGGCAGGCGGCTAGGTCAAAGTGGCTGGCCACGGCGCTGCCGGTAGCCTCGTCGAGCGCGGTGCGGCCGTACACCACCAGCTGCTGAATTTCGGCATCGTCGAGCCAGGCCCCGCTCACCTCGTAGCCGAACGCGGCGAAGCAGCGCCGCAGCAGCGGCACCACCTTCAGCAGGGGTACAATGGCGTAGCGGTGGGCCGCGCCGGCATTGGTGGCCGGGGTGGCCGCGCCCAGGGCGTAGTAGTTGACTACGCCGTTCCAGTCGGCGTTCTTGTCCTTATCATAAAAGGCCGTGTTGCGCACCGGGGCCAGCACGTAATCGGCCGTTTCGGGCACCAACTGCACGGGCAGCGTGCCCAGGTCGAGCTCCGACAAAAGCACGTCCTGGATGCGCCCGGCAAGGGCGTCGGCGTCGGCCTGAAATTGGTAGCTGTACTCGCCTTTGTCCGAATCAAAGTCCTTATACTGAAGCACGCCGCGCCGCCAGAGGCTGCCGCCGATGTACAGGTCGGCCTCCACCGCCGGCACCGGGCCGGCGCGCCGGGCGCGCACGGCCGGAAAGGCCAGCAGCCGGCGGTTGGCGGGCGAGTCAGCGAAGGAAACCGGGTAGCTGAGTACGCCCGGGATGGAGCCAAAGTCGAACAGGGGGCTGCGGATTTCGAGCCCGATGGTGCCGGCAAAGTCGAGCCACTCGCCGGCGGCGGGGATAAAGAAGCCGGTCATAAAGCGGGGGTATGGTAGCGTTCGCGGGGCAGCTCGAAATCGAACTGCACCACGCGCCGGGTTTCGTCCTCGTCGTAGACCGTGTAGGTGCGGTCCTTCACCTGGCCTGGCTGGTAGCGCTCGCCGGCCAGCAGCAGCACCCGCTCGCTGAGCATAAAGTCGCTGTCGGCCACGAGCTGCCCGGCCGAGCGTGGCCCGGTGTAGCACTTGAGCACCGGCGCACCGGTGCGCCGGCTGGTGGTCAGCTCGCCGCGCAGCGGGTCGTAGCCGGCGGCGCGGGCGTTCTCGCTGCTGCTCGTCCTGGTGGCCAGCTCCCGCGAGGCCCGGCCCCGGCACACGAGCGTATTCCAGCCGCCCAGCGAGTTGGTGTACAAAAAGTAGCGGCGCACGGGGCAGGGCCGGCGGTCGAGCACGAAGGTGCGCGCCTCGCTCAGGGCCTGGCCCGCGTCGTCGAGCACGTCGAGCACGTAGCTCACCACGAGCTGGCCGGCCAGCGCCTCACGCGATGGCAGGTCGAGCTGGAGCGGGCCGGCGGGCAGGCAGAACACCTCGTAGCGCAGCAGGCCAGCGCGGGCGGCCAGCAGCTCCTCGGTAGTGGTGCCATCGGCCCAGGTGAGGCGGGCGCGGTAGCGGAAGGCGGCCACGTTGGGCGTGACGAGCATGAAAAACAGGTGCTCAGGTTGGTCGGGCAGCACCTTTTTCACCACCGGCTCCCACGTCAGAAAGGGCAGGTGCGTCTGTTGGTAGCCGTTGAACCACGTGCCCACCGCGGCCTCCCAGTAGTCGAGCCCGCCGGTGAGCAGGTAGTTGGTATTGACGGTAGTTACGGCCCCGTCGCCGAGCGCGGTGCGCTCAAAGTAGCGCAGGAAGAAGCGGCAGAACGCGCCATCCTGGCGCTGCACGGCGACCTGGCCCACGGCCGGCACCACGGGGGCCACGAAGGGCTCGAGCAACTCCTGCACTTCGAAGGTGGTGCGGCCGGCGGCGTCGGCGGGCTGCTCCAGTTCTTGGCCCACCGGCTCGAAGGTGCCGCTCAGGTACTCCCGCTCGACCCAGACCTGGCACACGAAGCCCAGGCCGGGCTTGGTGGTGGGGTCGAGGCGGTAGGCCGGCCCGGCATCGAGGCTGAGCGTGATGGGATTGCCCGCGAACCAGTAGCGGCTGTTGAAGGAAAGCACCACCTCGACCGTCACCTGCGCCCCGTGGGCATCGGTCACCACGCACCGGTAGGTGCCCTCCGGCAGGTTGGTGCGGGCGGGTGTCACGTCGCCGTCGGCCCAGGCGTAGGCGTAGGGGGCCACGCCCCCGCTCACGAGCAGGGTGATGGAGTTGGGCGTGTTGGTGACCGTCACCACGAGCGCGGGGTCTTGCTTGACCTCGACCACCAGGCGCGTGCTGGCCCCGGTGCTATACCGGACGGTGCAGGCGTAGAGCCCGGCGCGCAGCTGCGTGCGGGTGGCCCCGATAAAGCCATCGTCCCAGGCGTAGGTAAAAAAGGGGCTGCCCGGCAGGGCCTCGCCGCTGGCCGTGACGGTGATGGCCCCATCAGCCCGACCGAACACGGTGGCGTGCGTGACGGCGTCCGTGGCCGTAATGGGCGAAACGCTGCCCTGATTCTGGCTGATGGCAAAGCCGCTGGTGGTGTGCGGCCGGAAGTCGAGGTTGTACTGCCGGCCGTAGTCGGTGGCCGTGATGTCGAACTCGACCACGGGGATGGGCAGCACGAGGGTAGAGCTCCCCGCGTTCACGGTTTCGTTGACGGTGCCCGCCTTGCGGGGCTCGCTCACCACGTAGGGCAGGCCCAGGCTGTAGATGCGCTGCCCGAGCACGCCCAGCAGGCTCTTGACGGCCTGCATCACGTACTCGTCGCCCACGTCGTTGGGGTCGGGCACGGTAAACTGCCCGGCATTGCCGCCCCGGTAAAACGTTTGCCACTGCCCCGCCAGCAGGAAGCCGGCCGAAATGGTCTGGGTGGCACGCAGCTTGTCGTCGTAACTGAGCGCGACCTGGATGGTTATGCGTGCGTAGTATTCGCCGGCCATAATTAAGGAAGGAATTTGGCGGGGTTGAATTGCAGCAGTAGCGTGGCCGACTCGGTGAAGTCGAACTCGAAGCGGGTGCCGTAGAAATTGTCACCGATGGGGCCGACGGCATCGGCCGCGATGCTGGAGCGCTGGAGCACGCGCCCGGCGCGCCGGCCGGCCGGCCCCCGGAAGAAATCGCACACGGCCGCCATGAGCTCGTGGCCGATGCGCTCGGTGCGGGTCAGCACTTCATCGCGGCTCTCCTCGGTGTCCTTGGCCTTGTGCAGCACAATAAAGCCGCCCCGGCGATGGGCCAGTACCTGGTCGCTGCCGGTATCCTCGTAGAGCGTATCGTAGCTCAGTTGCAGCAGGAAGGAGGCGGTACCGGGCCAGCTGGCTTTGGCCTTGTCGTAGAAGCTGGCCAGGTTGAGCTGCTTCTGGATGGGGTCGGCGGCCACAAGTACCTTTTGGTAGCGGCAGCCCTTGGGCGCGGTGCTGTGCCGAATGTCCACGTGGCGCGTAGCCAGGTCGCGCAGCAGCTCGGAGTAAGTCGTTTGATTAAGCATAAGTAAGCAGAAATCAGGCGGGTTGACGTTCGGCGTGCTGGCGCAGCACGCGGTTCATTTCGCGCAGCACGTTGTGCAGCGCCTGGTGGGCGGTGTCTTCGAGGTGCACCACGCCGCCGGCCAGCTCGTGCAGCACCTCCTGCCAGCCGCCGGTGCCGGCCTGCTGGGTGGTGTCGTCGCTGAAGACGTAGGGGTAGCGCTGCTCGAGCAGCCGGCGGCAGGCCTGGTAGTAGAGCAGCACGGCGAGCTTGGTGGCCAGTGGCAGGTGGGCCAGCCGGGCGGCCCGGGCGGCCACGAGGTGCTCGTTGAAGTCCTCGCGCCGGTCGCCGGCGTAGTCCACGGCCCGGGGGCGGTAGGGCCGGCGCTCGGGGCGGTAGAGCACGGCCACGAGCTGGTCGAGCCAGCTGGCTTGCTGGGTCTGGAGGTAGCGCAGGTAGTAGGTATCGGCGAAGATGAACTCGTCGAAGCGCAGGTTGCGGAAGGCTTCGCGGGGGCCGTAGAAGCGCTGGGGCTCCTCGATGAAGCGCAGGAAGGGCAGCGTGAGCTCGGGCAGCAGCTGGGCCGTGAGCGCCGGGGCGGTGGTGGCCAGGAACCGGACGCGGGGGCGCAGCTCCACGCGCTGCACCACGGTGAGGCGGGCGAAGGACCGGGCGGGCAGGTCGAGCAGGATGGCCAGCAGGGCATCGGCCAGCGCCGCCGGCTGGGCGGGCGGGCGCTGGCGCAGGGCCACCACGGCCAGCAGCTGCGCGCCGGTGAGCTCGTTCCAGGTGGTGGCCAGCCGGCGGCGATACCGGCCAAATTGCGCGTCGAGCATGGGGAATAGGGTGATTTGCCCCGAAATTCCCCTGGTAATTACCGGTCTGAAAGGACAGAAAAAAGCCCGCCGGCAGGGCCGGCGGGCTGGGTGGTTAGCGTCTACTGGCGGTTAAAACGGCAGGCGGGGCAGCTGGCCGCGCAGCCAGGCTCCGGCAGCCAGGCCTACTACGGCCACCACGGCAAAGGCCAGCCACGGTTGGCCCGTGTTCCTGGCCGTGGTCGCGGCCTGGCTGGCCGGGCCGGTGGCGGCGCTGCCCTGCTTCTGGCCGGCCTTGCGGTTGTCGGCCACCTGCACCTCGCCCGGGCCGGTATTTATAATGACGTTGCCGGCAATCTTGATTTTGCCGGCCTGGAGCGGGCCGATGCCGGCGGCGCGCAGGGTCGAGTCCACCTTGGCATCGACGGCGGCGGGAATGTACTGGGTGGTTTCGCAGCTGCTGGCCACAAGGAGCAGGGCAAAGAGGTAGCGGTTTTTCATGGTCAGTAGCTCCAGTTGGAAGCAGCGTGGATTTCGCCCCGGCCCCGGCTGAGGCGGTGCACGCCGGCGTTGGCCTGGCGGCCGGTGTTGCCTTCGATGGTGGTGAAGCCGTGCCGGGTCTTCGCCTCGACGATACCGATGTGGCCGATGCGCCGGGCGCTGGGGCTCCAGAACCCTACCCTATCGCCGGGCTCGATGGCTTCCACGCTGCCCACCACGCCCAGGAAAAACAGGGTGCGCGGGCTCGTGAGCAGAAACCAGTAGCGTGCGCCGCCGGCCGCCGTAGGGAAAGGCAGCCCACAGCGGGCGTTGGCCGTGGCTTGGAACGAGCCGCACCACTCGCTGCCCGGCGCGTTGCCGGTGGTGCGCTGGTAGCTCTCGACCTCGGGGCCGCGATTGTAGCCGTGCTCGCGTACGGGCAGCTGCGAGCGCTCCCAGTCGAGGATGCGCCGGGCGTTGGCCTGGCGGACAGCCGGTGAGGGCGGCGCGGGCGCTAGGCGGCCTGGCTCGCTCCATGCCACATGATGGCAAAGCAGAGCAAATAGGCCGACCACAAGAACGCGAAAAACTGCATTTTTTGCCACGGGGTAAGGGATAAGAAGGTGGTGGTAAAGTTCTTTTTCAGCCAGCGCGGGATGATGGGCAGGTTGAAGCGCAGGCCCAGCCAGAGGTAGCCGTGGGCGAAGGCGAAGACCAGGGCCGTGAGCAGCACCTTGTGCAGCTGGGTCGAGCTCAGTGGGGCCGCGTCGGGGAAGTACCACGCAAAGGCCAGCTGGATGGGGTACCACAGCAGCATGAGCAGCGCCGCCAGGTGTAGCTCGTTGTGGCGAAGCAGCCAGCCGTAGAGCAGCTGGGGCCAGGCCAGATTTTGGGGGTTGCGGTCGTGCAGGAAGGCGCGCATGGAGGGGATTGAAAAAAGGTTAGTGGTTGTGGGCTTGAATCCATTGGTCGTGCAGGGCGGCGCGCTGCTCGACTGAGTTAAGGCGGGTGTCGAGGAGCTTGTGCGTGGCCTCGGCATCCTTGCGGGCCTGCTTGAGCTCGGCGATTTCGGAGCGCTGATAGTCCAGCTGGGCCTGGTGCACCTTTACCGTGCTCAGCAGTTCGACGAGGCTGCGGTTAGTTTCGCGCAGCTCGGTGCCGGTGCTGTTGATGGCGAAGGTGTAGAGGCCCTGCACGAGCAGCATGAGGAAGGCCACCACGCCCACGAGTATCCAGTTACGGGTCTGCTGCTGGCTGATTTCGATTTTATCGGTTGTATTCTCAGCCATCTTAAAAACCTAGAAAAAGTGGCGCGGAAGCGCTCGTGGTGTGATAGTTGGGCACAGCCGGCGCGGCGTAGGTGGGGCTGGCGAAGTAGGTGGCGTAGCGGGTGGCGGATGCCGTGGCGTTGAGGTGCGTGACGAGGCGGCGCAGGTAGCGCTCGCCATCGTGCAGGGCCTGGCCAGCCTTCATGTCGAGCAGCTGCGTCAGGCCCGGGTCGGACTCCTTGCTGTTGCTGTCGTCGAAGCGGTAGACGTTGAGCTCCAGGTTCTGGCCGTTGAGGCTGAAACCCAGCTCGCCGATGGCCTGCGCCATCGTGAGGTGGGCCAGCGCCGGGCGCAGGTAACCGGTGACGAGCTGCTCGTTTTCGGGCGTGAGCGTGGCGGTACGCAGCTGCTGCTTCAGCTCCTCGAAGAAGTCAGCGCCCAGGGCGGGGGCCAGCCGGAAGCTCTCGGTTTTGGGCAGCAGCGAGGCCAGGGCCTGGAAGGTGAGGCGGGCGTTGCTGATGTTGTAGTAGGTCGAGAACTCGCTGGCCGTGGCGATAAACTGCCCCCGGGCGCGCTGGGCGGTTTCGGAGCTGGCCCAGGTGGGGAAGTCGGCTGCGTGCCGCTCCAGGTAGGCCAGCGCCTTTTCCAACCCGTTGAAGCCCTTGCGGCTCAGGTTGGCCTTGAGGGCGTTTATCTGCCACTGGAAGGCCGTTTTCTCGTGGTCGGTGCTGATAATCTGCACCCCGCTCCCACTGATTTGCACCTGGGCCACGTCCAGAAACGACACCATCGTGAGGTTGGCCAGCGAGAAGGCCAGCAGCCGGCGCAGCTCGGTGGCCTCGGCCGAGGCGGCGGCGAGCAGCTCGTCGAAGAAGTCCTCGCCCAGGGCGGGGCGCAGGTGGTCGTGCTCGGCCAGCAGCAGGTCGGGCTGGAGCAGGGCGAAGTAATCCTCGTCGGTCGAGGCGTTGAGGGCGACGTGCTGCTTGAACTCGTCGATATTGGCGATAAGGAGAGTGGCCATAGGACTCAGGAGGTCTGCTGTTGAGTTTGCTTGCCCTTGTCCAGGGTCATGATGAGGGGCTGTTTGAAGCGGAACTCCAGGTTTTCGGGCCAGCCGTTGTAGTCGCGGATGAAGTGCAGCACCTCCAGCACCAGGTGCTGCTCGAAAGTGCTCGTGCTGATGAAGTTGTTGAAGGCCACCCGGGCGTCGCTCCCACTGCCGGCCCCCATGTTTTTGCCCGGCTGGATGCCCATCAGCGTGGGGGCCACGCCGCCGGCGGTGAACACGTGGCTGGCTGACTCCTGCGAGTCCTCGTTGAAGAGGCCCTCCTTCATTTTTTTGTCGAGCGCCGTGACCTTGAAGGCGGCCACGTCGTTGCCCGCGCTATCCTTGACGGTAGTGGTCATCAGGGACTTGCCGGCCCCGTTACTTCCCGTCATCACGTCGCCAAAATTCTTCAACTCGGCCGCCATGAGCGTGCGCCGCTCGTCGTCGGTTTTCTCGTCCCAATCCTTGTATTTCCAGTGCCAGTAGGCCGGGTTTATCTCAATCATCCACTCGATGTTGAGGATGTTTTTGAGCAGCATCTTCTTGAACTCGACCACCGCCCGGCCGATGTCGAGCCAGCCCGACCGGCGCACGGTATTCCAGCTGGCGAGCTGGTATTCCGATTTGTCCGGCGAGGGAAAAGCTATGGGGTAGACGTAGCTGAAGCCGTCGGTGCGGGCCTTCAGGCCGGCCACGGCGTCATAGTAGGGGTCGAGCACCGGTAGGCGGGTGCAGTACTCGTCGTCGAAGCGGCCGCCAGTCGTCCAGTTGGCGTTGTAGTACACCTGCTTCATCAGGTCTTGCGGCCGTTTGGCCTTGGCGTAGCGGCACCAGGTGGTATCGAGGGCCGACACCGAGTAGATTTCCTGGCGGTTGCGGGTCAGAATCAGCTCCGGGAAGGCCTGGCCGAACCAGCTGATGTCGATGAGGGCCTCCATCGCGTAGCGGGCCAGGTTGGAGCGGCGGCTGAACTCCTCGACCTGCGGCAGGCGCACCTGCTTGAAGACTTCCTCGCCGGCCTCGTCGTAGCTCACCAGGCCGTAGCAGAGGCCGCCGCCGTACCAGGCCTTGGCTTTCCAGTTGAGCATGGTGGCCAGCGACGTGTTGGCCTCGGCATCGGCCACTACCTGTTGCGGAAAGCCGTTATCCGGCCCCCAGAAAGCCACGTCGCTGCTGCCGCTGCTCTGCTTGGTGAGCGAGACGGCGGCAGCAGCGCCGGGCGCGCCCTGGCTGCCGGCACCGGTGCGCACGAGCGCGCCGAGACCGTCCACGTAGCCAAAGGAGAGGTCGGGGGTAACGTGAACAGACATCAGATAATGACCTTTTTACCGTTGAATTCGGTGATGAGATAGATGTGCACCTTGGTGTAGCGGCCGTTGAGGGTGCTCTTCAGGTTGCGCGTCATGTTGGCGTGGTGGTGGGGGTCGCGACGGCCGGCGGCCGGAGCCGACTCCTCGGCCGGGGCGGCGGGCTGGGCCGGGGCCAGCTGCTGGCCCGCGCCCTTGCCGCTGAGCAGTTGCCCGGTCAGCGGCACTACCTCGCCACCGGTACCTTTCTGCTCGTTGAGCTTGACGTAGCGCAGGTCGAAGGGCTCGACGGCGGCCGCCATCGCGGCCAGCACGGCCTTCAGGGGAATGGTAGGTTTTGGGTCCATGGTGCCACGAAATTCCCCGCCGCGGCCGGCCAGCGAAAGGACACAAAAAAGCCGACAACTACCCTATCAGGACTCCTGCGGCGGGCCTCGAAAAGCCAGTCTCACGGCAAAGTGCCCCAGCGCGCTGGAAACGCAGATTTTGCCCGTTTTTTCGGTTTTTTCGTCTCATCGCGCCGGAAATGACCCCAGCTTGCGCTAACCTGTTGCGGTAATTACCGGGGGCAAAAAGGGGATATATGACTGGGCTCCGGGCAACAAAAAACCCCGTTTGCAGGCTGCAAACGGGGTTTTCGTGGTAATTACCACGTGTGCTCAGCTCGTGAGCATCACGAAGCCGCTGAAGTCGGCCGTGGGCTTGATGAGCGTGTCGTCGATGCTGAGCAGGTGTAGGTCGAAGGTATCGGTGAAGTGCGGGGCCTCCTCGGCCGGCACGCTCTTGAGTTTCTCGCTGGTCTTGTTCTTCTCAATACCATTCTTGCCCTGCCGGATTTCGGTCATCTGCATGGCCAGCAGCACCTCCTTGCAGTGGTACTTGTTGAAGCGCAGGCGGGGCTGGGCGGAGTCGAGCTCGGCCAGCAGCTCGTGGGCCAGCAGGTAGCGCGTGCGGTAGCCCGGCACGCGGCCGAGCTTCTTCACTTCCACCTTCCAGCCCGCCTCGCGCAGCAGGCGGCAGAACTCCTGGTTGTAGGTTTCCTCGCTGTTGGGGTTGCGGCTGTTGCCATACTCAGCATCCTCGATAAAGACGACGCGCTTAATCAGGTGGTGGGCGTAGTAGTCGGTGAAGAGCTTGGCCAGGTGGCGAATGAGCTGCGGGTGCTTGACGTAGAAGCCCTTGAGGAAGCGATACTCCCGCACCTTGGCGTGCACCTGGGCCACGGTAATGAACGAGGCCTTGCCCCAGTCGGCCGCGATGCGCAGGGGCAGCGTGGCGTCGCAATCGGCATCCTGCCGACTATCGGGAAACTCGCTCAGGCGCTTCAGCCGGGCCGCGCTGAAGTTCTCGCCCTCCAGGTGGCTGTAGTTGAAGGCCTCGTAACTGTGCTTGGCCGTGTCGAGCGTGGGATAAAAGCCCGCCTCCACGGCCAGAGGGCGCTGGTTGAGCACCTCCACCCGGAAGGTGAAGTCGGTGAGCAGGCGGCGCAGCTGCTCCAGGTAGCGGATACCGACGTTGGTGAGGTTCTCGAACACGTTGGCCTCGCTATAGAGCTGGCCATCGCCATCGACGTAGTAGCGCAGCTGGCGCGTAAGCTGCTGGATATCCTCCCACACGGCCCGCCGGGTTTCGCGGTCCTTGTTGTCGATGTAGCGCAGCTGGAGGCGCACGAGCTCGCGGCTGAGCGCCTCGTAGTCCTTCCCGTTTTCCTGGTAGTGCTTGCTGCCCTCCAGCAGCCACTTGCCCTGGTTGCCGTAGGGCATGGACGTGAAGTGAAATACGCCGTGGTGCAGGCGGTGCCCGCTCCAGGCCTGGCGCTCATTGCCCCGGTTGGCGGGCAGCACCTCGTCGTCGAACTTCTCGCGGTTGAGCGTGAGCGACTCGTCGGCCAGCACCCCGTCCAGGTTCAGGCCGCGGGCGCTGCCTCCGCCCCCGTCGAGCGAAATCAGGTGAAAGGCCGTGCCATTGGCAAAGCAGATGGTATGCCCCCAGGTCTGCGGCGGCTCGAAGGGCCGGGCAAAGTGCTTGGGCGGCTTTACCCCGATGACGTAGTGCACGTCCTGGAAGTAGCCGATGCGCTCGAGCGAGGCAATCGTCGAGGGCAGCGTGCGGGTCAGGATTTGCTGATAGGTCTGCCCGCACAGCGCCCAGGCGCTGCGGGGCAGGTTCTGCACTATCAGGTGCATCAGCCAGGCAATGAGCGACGACTTACCCGTGGCCCGGCCCCAGATGCTCACGGCCGACATCATCAGCGTGACCAAAAACCGCATCTGGGGCCGGTTGAAGTGCAGCGGTTTCGTTTTTACGTTCTGGGCGCTCACGACTGCTTTTTTCCTTTCTTTTCGGCCCGGTCGAGCATTTTCTCCATCTGCTCCACGCTGGTAGTCATATCCTCCACGCTGTCGAGCACCACTTCGTATTGGTCAGGCGTCAACTCCTCGATAGCGTTGGCATTGAAGCGCAGGCCGCCCCCAGGGCCGTCGATTTGGATGAGGTAGGTGTGTGCCTGGATGGCTTCGCCGTCGAAGGTGTTGTCTTCGAGGTTGAGGCCCTCGAACGTGGTCATGTTCTTGAGAATGGCGGCGTAGGCGCGCATATCCTCGATTTCCAGCGCCTTGTCCAGCCCTTTGAGCGAATACTCCCACAGCAGACGGCGCTTGGCGGCCTTGCTGGTTTCCACCACGTCGCCGAAGATTTGCAGCGCCTCGCGCACGATGCGGTAGGCCGTCGCGCGCGCCACGTCGAACTTGCCCTGCACCCACTCGGCCGTGGCCAGCGGCGATTTGAGCGTGACCATGTGGTGCCAGGCCTCATCAATGCGCACGCGCCGCTCCAGCTCGTCAGGCGTGAGCAGCGCCTCCACCTCCTCGCTCAAATAGGAGTAGTAGATGCGGTCGAAGGTCGTTTTGAGCTCGGTGGGCACGACGGCCGGCAGGTTGGTGGCTTTCTTACTCATGGCCCAACAGCGCCTCCTCCACCACGCTCAAATCGGTTTGGGCCTGCACCAGGTCGGCGGCGCGGTCTTCACGCTTTTTGAGCCGGCTCACCTGGCTGCGCAGGCTATTGCGCTTTTTGAGCAAGTCCACCGGGCTCAGCGCGTCGAGACCGGGCGCGGCGACCGGCGGCGGGGGCAGCTGGCCATGCTCAGCCACGTAGGCCTCAGTTTGCTTGCTGACCTCCAGCTCGCGGCTCAGGCCCATGATGCGCAGGGCGGCCTGATGCACGTCGTCCTGGCTGCCGTGCTCGGCCAGCACCTCCAGCTGCGCGTGCAGGTGGGTGCGCTCATCGTAGAGCGGGCGGCGGGCCTCGCGCAGCTCCGCCAGTAGCGGGTTTTCGGGCGCGGGCTCGCTCGGCGTCGCTTCCGGGGCGCTGGCCACTACGACCGGCACCGGCACGACCAGGGCAACGGCGACCGCCACCCCGTCCCGGGCCAGCTTGTCGATTTCCCAGGCCAGGGCCTCCTGGTTGTAGGCGCTGGGGCCGTGGCCCAGCACCTGCTTGAGCCGGGCATTGTCGCCCAGCTGCTCGTAGAGCTGTCGCCCTACCTCATAGTTGCGCTCGCCGTCGAGCCATTCTTTCGGAGTCATGCCCCGAAATTCCCTTGGTAATTACCGCCCCGAAAGGACGAAAAAAAGCCCGCTGGCAAGGCCAGCGGGCTTTTTAGATTTATCTCATCGGGCTGAACACCCGAAGTGCCACAAAGCTACTTCAGGTACACCAACTCCTGCTCCGTAGCCGGGTCGTTAGCTGTGGCCCCGGCAATCATCACCTGGCCGGCGAAAATCGGGGCCGGGCCGCTCCACACGCTCTGGAAAGTGAAGGTGCGGCCCTTCAGGTCGGCCGATTTCTCGCCCGTGGTGCCGGGCGCGCTCACCATCTTGGCCGGGTAGCCGGGGTTGCCCAGCAGGCGGGGCGAGCCGTCCAGCTCGAAGTAGAGCAGGTAGAACGAGCCGTTTTTGGCGTAGCGGGCGAAGCCGTCGGCGTTGGCCTTGTTGCCGGGAATGAGCAGCTTGAGGCCGTTTTTAAAGCTCATGCCGTCGATTTCCCCTTGCGAGTCGCTCGTGCCCGCCCCCTTCTCCAGCGTGCATTGGAGGCGGAAGGCCTTGCGGCCGTTTTTAAGCAGAATGTCATCCGGCACCGTCACCAGGTCGGCCAGCGTCTGGGCCGTGGCCGACTTCACGTCGATTTTCGGGAAGGCGGGGTGGCCGGCCACGTCGCGGTGGTCGATGAGGTAGATGTTCTGCTGAATACCCGCGCTATTGTCTTCGCCGGCGGTACCCTCAATGTCTTCAAAGTCTAGTGTCATAGGTAGTAGCTGAATGATAAGTGGAAAAATAACCCGCTCGACGTGGTGGGCTGCTGGGCTTTTAGCGCCGCTGACTTAGTTGAGGCTGGGGTAATATTTCTCGTCCAACTCGTCGCTACCCAGGCCGCTTACCGTGCCGCCCACCACGCCAACAACTACCATTTGGTTAGTGTAGAACTGCACACCTTCCCACCACTCCATGAAGATTTTCACGTCGTAATCCTGGGCCTGCACGTCGGTAATTACCGGGTCATCGTTGATATCGATGAGGCGCAAGAAGTTCTCGTCAGGGGTTGAGAAGATGACATCCGAGCCATTCAGACCGGGTAAGCCAATCAGCTCACGGTCGCCCAAAATGGTGCGATAGCCCTTGTTGTCGGTGTAACTGGGATACACACCGTACCTCTTGAAGTAATCGATGCGATATTTCTCCAGGTTGCTCTTGCTCATGAATACACGCGTGAGCAAGTCCTTCAGCGGCTCAGGAATGGCCATCTCGAAGTCAGTCACCTGGTCCGTGATGTTGCTCGACGTGATGGCTTGGAGCGGCACCTGAAAGACCGGGTTCTCAGTGCCAGGCAAGCAGGCCTGGCGGATGATTTCGGCGATACCGTCCATCGACTTACCAAACTCGTTTTTTCGTGCAGCGTCGTATTTACCCTTGCACAAGAGCAGTTCCCGGTCGGCTACGACCTTCTTCATCAGCTGGTCGTTGATGATATACTGCGAAATGGGCATGTCGGCCGGCTTCGTATTCTCCTTGTACAGCTCCGCAAGCCACGAGGCCTGGATATCGTCCGGCTTAATCGGGTAGTTGACCTTCTGGCGGAAATTTTTGAGCTCGTTTACCCGAAACTCGGTGATACCCATCGGGCTCCACACGGCCGTAAAGCCCTGCACAACGTGGCTTGAAATTGCCTGGAGAGCGGGAAAGCGGCCCTTCACCGAAGCGACGAGGCGCATGAACTTGGCCGTAACCGACTGTTGGTAGGCCATGCTGCGAATCTCCTTGTTGTTGCTTCGCGAGAAGTTGCCGAGTTCGTCTTTTAGTTGAGTGGCATTGATAGCCATAAAAAGGGGCAGAAAAAAGTTGAGAGAGGGGAAAACAGGACTTAACCGACCGCCTCTCCTGGTGAGCGGGGGCCGGGGCTGAGGCCGCTTACTTGCCCAGCAGGGCAATGGCCTCGGCGTTGTGGTCGGCTTCGGGGTTGAACCAGGCATGGGCCTTAGCCGGCTCCTGGGTGTCACCGGCGGCCTTGCCGGCCGCGGTGGGGGCCGCGCCGGGCAGAGCACCGAGACGAACCACCTCTTGATTGGCGGCCGTGAGCTTGGTTTCGAGTTCAGTTTTGGCCGTGGTGAGCGTGCCCACCTGCGCCGTGAGCTCGGTTACCTTGCCCTCAGCGGCATCGGCGCGAGCGGCCTTGGCCGAGAGGTCTTGAAACTCGGCACGGGTGATAATGGCCGCGTCGGTCACGCCGGCGGCAATCAGCTCCTCGTTGGCGGCTTTGGCGCTGTCGGCCGTCAGACCAGTCTTGCCCGCGAGGGCACCCAGGGCTGCAAAAGCCAGGGTAGCGTTTTTGTTACTGCCGAACAGTCCCATAGTAGTAGTTGAGTGAGAAAGGGTTGAAGGGGAAAAAGTGGTAGAAGCAGAAAAAGAGCCGGCCCCGACGAGCCCGGCCGCGTCGGCCAGGTCGATGCCCAGTTGAATGGCATCCTGAAGCGAGCCCAGCTGGTCAGCCAGGCCGTTGTCGATGGCGGCCTGGCCCACGTAGAGCTTGCCGGTGAGCGTGTCAGCGGTGGCCTCGGGCAGATTGGCCTTCACAGTGGCCAGGAATTCATTGTTGAGCGGGTCGAGCAGCTGCGTGCGCAGCAGGCCGGGCTTGCCCTTGAGGGCCTCGTCGAACATGCGAGTCTTGTCCACCGAGTCGGTGGCCGTCACCGTGACCGGGGTAATGCCCATCTTCTCGTAGAATTTCGAGAAGTCCATGCCGTCCCACTTCGTGCCGATGCTGCCGGCGATGCCCGTGCGGGCAATCACGATTTTATCGGCCCCGGACACGGCCCACAGGCCCGCGCTGCACATCATTTCCACGTAGCCGATGAGCGGCTTGGCGGTGCCCGCAATCACGTCACCGAAGTGCTCCAGGCCCATCGTGCTGCCGCCCGGCGTGCGGGCCACCACGACGTGGGCCACGATGTTGGGGTGAGCATCGGCCTGCTGGATGCGGGCGGCCAGCGTGCGCGTGCCGGGCACGTAGCCGTAGTCATAGTCCCAGGCGTCGTCGGGCATCATCACGCCGTTGAGGGTCGTGATGGCCACTGAGCCGGCGGGCACGTCGTCGAGCGAGCCGTAGCCGCGCAGCTCCAGGCTCGTGGCTGCCATATCGATAGCGAAATGAGCCGCCGGCGCGGACTGCTCGGCCGGCCGGGGGGCGGCCGGGCTACCTTCCATCAGCAGGCGGGCCGACTGGAGCATAAAGGCCGGCACGGCCGACTCTTCGAGCAGGAATTGCCCGCCAAGAACTGCCGCGAGGGCACTGTTGAGTTGCATCGTTCAGGGTTGAATGATGCAAAACTGCCCGCTCACCAGGGGGGTAGAAAGGACAGAAAAAACCAGACTCTACTGGTACGTGGACGCCATGTTTTCCAAAGACTAGCGCAACGAGCATAAAAAAGCCCCGGCCGGCTAGGCACGGGGCTGAATAGCTAGAAAAAGTAGACTAGCGCGTAAACGTATCCGTCGTTACGTACCTGTTGGTAGCGTCCTCGCTATTGTCAATCAGCACTAATTTCTTGGCACTTAGCTCACTTACATAGAGTTTTTCAGCTAGTAACACGCCAGAACCGGTGGCAGACGTGGAGGTAATGGTATTTGCACTGTATGTATAAGTGCCACTACCAGTGAGCGGCGCATTATGTTCATTAGTGAACAGAGTGTAATGGGTCGCATCGGTAAAGGCTAGTGTCGTAGTACCAGCAGGTGTGGTCGTTGCAGTAGTGGTAGCTCCGCCACTTTTAGGGGTCGTGACAACAGTTTCAGACTGAAAAGTCCAAGTGCCGCCCGTCAGTGTTGGCGCGGGGGGTGCCGGCGGACTAGGGTCGGAGTCTTTTTTAGCACAGCTGGCTAGCCCACCTAACAGCAGCCCTGTCAGTATATAATGTTTCATGCCACTAAACTACTACGAAAACGGCTCGGGGGTCCAGTCGGGCGAATGTTACAGCAGCCAGGGCCAGCGGCAGACAGCGGCCCTAGTCATTCGCTAAGTAGCGACGCCGCTGACGCATGGCACAAAATGGGTTGACCAGTTGCATCCTTGGGCGCGAAATGGTAGGCGGGCGCAGCGGCCAGGTGGTGGCGAATCTGCGCGGCGACGACCACCTGCTGCTCCAGCAGCAGCTCGAACGCATCGCCTTGCAGAATCACCGGCCGGGGCTCCGCCTCCACTGCCTTCGCCTGGCAAGCAGCCAGCCAGTCGGGCAGCGTCTCGGTGGTGCGCTGCACGGCCACCTCGCCCGTGTCGGCATACAGGAGCGTGTCGTTGGTGCCAATCAGGCGCACCGGGTCGCGGGGGTTGAACTCGGCCAGCTCCACGCCCAGCCCGTCCGGCTGGCTCTCGTCGACGGCGTAGCGCACGACCTCGGCCACGATGGCGGCAGAAACCTCGCCCGTCGAGCGGGGCTGCGTGAAGCCTTGCCGGGTGACGTAGGCCACTTGTTTGAAGGTGGTGCGGCCGATAACCACATCAGGCAGCAACAGGCGCAGGTTTTTGCGCGGGGAGGTGAGCAGCATCTTAGTACGGGTTGATTTCGGTGAGGTCAAATTGCTGGTTCAGCCAGCCAGCATACTCCTGCAATTCCTGCTCGCTGAGCTGACGTTGGAAGATTTCCACGTAGCTAATGAGGCCACTGTAGCCGTAGCGCGTATCGGCCGGTAGGTAGCCCAGCGAGGCGGTGTACTGCTGTTTGGGCACAAAGCCCACGCCGCCGTTGAGCGGGGCCAGTTCCACGTTGTTGAGCAAGAGGCGCAGCGTGCTTTGGTCGCTGTACTGTGCGAAGGTGGCGAGTTGCGCCCGCGGCGCGAAAGGGTCAAAGTTTTGATTATTAATCAGGTCGTAGCCGCGCCCGTTAAAGTTTGGCAGCCGGCCGTACTCCCCATTTCCGAAGCCGGAATAGGCACCCCCGGCCGTTTTGAGCACCAGCGGGTTCTGAATGTAGAATTCATCCGGTAAGGGTAGCTGCTTGAGTACTACTGCAACTGTGAGCGAGCCAGTGATTTCGAGCGGGAACGTGTCGAAGTGGCTCGACCTGGTCAGCTCAGCCGTGGCCTGGCCCCCGAGCCGGGCGTCGGCGGCGGTGTAGGCTATCTGGCCCGTGGCGTTGAGCACGAGGCCACTCACTTCGTCACGCCAACTCGTCACCAGGCCGCCGCTGGCCTGAAGCGAAGCGGGCGTGAAGCGGTAAGCCGCGCCGGCCGGGCGCTCGAAGCTGAGGGCAGCGGCGGCCCGGCGGCGGGCGTAGTAAGTACTCATTTCGTGCGGATTACTTCAATGCGGCTTGAAAAAACCCGCACGGCATAGCGGTTGAAAACGCCCGGTACAAACTTGGCCAGCGTCGTATCGAATGGCTGGCCAGCCGGGGCCTTGGTGAAAAGCGGAGCCGTGCCACCCGCGCTGATGTCGAAATAAGCCTCTTTGCCGACCACGCAGCCGGTGCCGTCCACCGTGAAGGTGCCGCTGGCGGCCGTGCCATAATCTTCTGGCGACTCGGCCGTGAGCGTCACGGTGGTCGTGCCGGCCGGGGCCACGCGGTCCAGCGGCGCGGCGCGGGCCTGCTCGTCGCTGTAGCTGGTACCGCCCCCGCCGGCCGCCCGTGCTCCCGTCGTATCGGTGGCCAGCGAGTAGCTCACCGGCAGCACCTGCTCCTGGCGGGTTTGCGCGTCGAGGCTTACGGTGTAGGCGTCGGCCTCACTGAGGTGGTGCCGCGATACGGCCACCACCAGCACGTCGGCGAGCGGGTCGCCAGTGGCAGCGACGCGGCCTTGCAGGCGGTATAAGGTACTGGGCACCAGCAGCCCGTCGCTGGCCCAGTCCTGGGCCTGGAGCACCGTCAGCTCGCGGTAAGGCAGCGTCGCCGGCAGCGGGGGCTGTACCGGTTTCCACTCGGCCGTCTCCTGGCCGGGCGTGGGCGCGGGCAGAAAGCCCTCCTGCCTGGCCCGGTAAAACGGCCCCTGATACGTCACCAGGTACTCGACGGGGTACAAGTAGTTGGGGTCGTACTCGGGCACGTTAGGCGCGAGCTGCGACACGAACGTGGCCCGGATATCGGCGGCAAAGGCCCGGAAATACGCCGGCCGGATGTGCATCAGCTCGTTATCAGCAAAGCGCTGATTGCTGGCAACTTGAAAGTCTTCTGGCTTCACGGCAAGGAGGCTAAAGAATGGTAAAATCCACCTGAAATCCCGAGCGGATGACGACCGTGCGCCCGGGCGCGGCCGTGGCCAGCAGCTGACCCGCCGCATCGCGGATTTCGACGAGCCCGGCGGTCGCGCCCACGCCCGTGCTCAGGCCCACGCCGCTCACCAGCCAGCTGCCCTCGTAGGGCCGGGCGCGGCGCGTGGTCTCGCCGCTGAAGGTGAAATCGTAGTTATTGCGGGCCGTGGCCGTGCCCGTGTCGTACTTGTCGCTGAAGGTGAGCGGCTCGTCGGGCGCGCCCACCAGCCAGGTGGTGCCGTTGTGGTCGCGGTAGAGCAGCAGAAAGCGCCGCCCGTCGAGCGCCTCCAGCCCGGCGGCCACCGTGGCCGTGGCCTTGGCCAGCACGCCCTTCAGGCTGGGCTGGAAATACGGCCCGTGCCGGTCGGTCTTGCCGGCCTGGGTGAAGCCCAGGGTGGTGCGCGTGGCCACGAGCTGATACCACGAGGCACCGGGCTTGAGCACCACGTCGGCGGTGATAAGCGGGGCGTCGGGGTCGGGCACGTGCAGCACGTCGGCCACGTCGGCATACCAGAGTGCCTCTACCCCACCCACGTTGTCGAGGATGAGTGGGTCGAGGTTGCGCAGCTGGCCGGGGGATGGTGCGAGCATGAGCTTAGGCGGCCAGGTCCAGCGCCGGGGCCGCCGGACAATTCGGAATATCAGCCAGCATGTTTTCGCGCTGTTTGGCCACGTGCTGGGCCTTGCGGTAGCGGTAGTAGGACTTAATGAGCGCGTCGAGCGTCAAATCGTCTTCCGTGAAGCCGTAGCCGTCCATGAAGCGCAGGGCCTGGGCCTTGGTCTCGAACTTGATGCCCATCTCAGCCAGCGTGTCGAGCTTGGTGTGAAACTCCTGCTCGATGAGGTCCTCAATCTGCCGGTTGAAGTCGTGCACGCCCTGGGGCGTGAGGTGCCGGCAGCCGTTGAGCCAGGCCAATTGGTTGGAAATCGTGACGGCAAACCGGCGCGGGTACTCGGCCACGGAGGCCGTGTACTGCCTGTCCTCTTGTGGGTTACGCAGCACGTGGTAGAGAAAGCGGCCGGCCGTACCCTTCTTAGTGAGCTGGAAGGCTTCCTCGGGGCGCAGGTGCAGCCGCCGACGCAGGTACTTCTCCACGGCGGGGCGCACCGGCACCACCAGGTACACGGGTAGAGGTTTATCCATCAGGGGTGAAATCGACATGAACAAAGCTCGGCTTGCCAGCGCGCCCTGCACAGGACAATTCGGAATAACGCTTTTCTTATTGTGGAAAGAAAAACAGCCCGTTCGGAGCCGTTTTAGGCACTACTCTTTTAGGGATACTTGCACGGTAAGCGCTCACACAGAATGCCCCAGCTTCCGCCCAGTAGTTGGGCCGCTTAGTCGAGAATCGCTAGTGAGCGGCCAGGGCCGGCCCGAACTTTAAACCATGCGTTTTCTCTCCTTCCTCCAGCGCCTCCATCCGGCCACGGCCCAGCGGCTACGGCGCGCCGTAGCCGCCGACTTCAGCACGACGCAGCAGCACGAGCGCGCCCTGCTAGACTTGTTTGCGCGGGGCTTTCTCACCCTCGACCAGGTGATGGAGCGCCTGGCCTTGCTGTAGCCTTTACCCCAGGTCTATGTAGCGCTCCAGGTTCAGGCTCACGCGCTGCACCTCGCCCCAGGCCGCGCCCGCCGCGGGCGCCAGGGGCAGGATAACGAGCAGCGCCGCCACCTCGTCGTAGCGCAGGGTAAAGAGCCGGGGCTTGCGCGGCGGCGGGCCCACGCGGCGCGCCTCCTGGCGCTGGCGGGCCAGCAGGCGCGTGCCCACCCGCGTGAGCGGCCCGAAGCTGAGCACCATGAGCTGCGTGGGCCGCACCGGGGGCACAAGCTGCTGGGTCAGCACCCACTCGATGGCGGTGGCCAGCAGTTGGGCCTCGCCCCAGTGCAGCGGAATCTTCTGGTCGAGGTAGGGCAGCCTCATAGCCACTGCCCCTTTTTGAAGCGGGCAATCTCGTGGCCGTCGGCGAGGTCGTAAATCATGGCTACCTTGATGAAAGGGGCGTTTTTGGCAATGCTGCGCTCGTGGCGGCGGATTTCCACCGCCCGGGGGTTGCGGGCGGGGCGCTGGGATTTGAAGTTGTGGCGGCCGTACTGGGTGCGCACGTTGCCGTCGAGGAAGTAAATAAGCAGCTTAGTTTCGGCGTTGGCTATCAGCTGCTGGACGGAGGCGGAACGGGTGTAGCTCATGGGGAAGTAGATAAGGGTAAACGAATTAGGAGTGAGCAAAGCGGCGGGCAGTCAGGCCGGCTGGCACCAGGGGCGTGAAGGCGATGCGCTCGGCCGTGGGGGCGGTGGGGTTGGCCACCTGGGCGTAGTAGCGCTGGAGGGCCTCGGGGCCGAAGGCGCGCAGCTTGGTTTCGTGGTAGCGGTAGAGCTGAATGTGGGTCATGGCCTGCACCCGCTTGGGGGCAATGCCCAGCCGGTGGGCCTTGAGCTGCTGGCGGGCCTTGAGCAGGGCCCGGGTGATGGTGCGCTCGCGGTTGGTGGCCTCGGCCCGGGCCAGCCAGGCATCGGTGCCGGCAAAGCCCCGGCTGTTTTCGGCGTCGAAGTAGCCCGCCCCCTGCACGAATTCGGCGTAGGGGCTGGGCAGGGACTTGTCGGGGTGGCGCGCTAAGTAGCGGGCCACGAGGTCGATGCGGTGCAACACCTCGTTGTGGTAGCGCTGCCACTCGGCCGGCGTGGCCGCCAGGCCAAAGCCCCGGTAGGTGCCGTACCAGATGGCCTCGCGGGCCTTTTCGTGCTCGGCCTCGCTGAAGCGGCGGCCCGGGTAGAGCCGTTTTTGGGCGTAGTGCCAGGCCTGGCTGACCCAACCCAGGCGCTCGGCCTGCTCGTGGGCCGCCGCGCCCCCCTGCCCTGCTTTCGACGCCTGACGGGGCGCGTCAGGCCGTTGGGGGGCGGTTTTCGGAGCCTGCTGCGGCCCTGTGTTGCCAGTCAATTCGCCTGGTCTTGCCGGGGGCGTTGGACTAACTAACTTTTCCACACGGCCTATTTCAACTTTCCTTGTATCCTGTCTATCCTGTACTATAATAGGCGGAAAGTTTGTTGCTTCCTCCGAGGGTAACAAGGGGGCATATTGGCGCTTTTTAGGCCCTTCCGGGGCGTTCTGGGCGGGTTTTGCCCACACGAACTCCGGGGCTATGTAAAGCTCGAAATTGGCCTGCCAGCCCCGGTTGTTCTTACGGGTTATGAACCCGATTTTCAACAGTTCCTGCAAGTGGTCGCGGATAGCGCGGGCCGAGATGCCCCGGGCGCGGGCCAGCGTCTCGCAGTTGGTGGCCACCGGCGGCGGGGTGCGGCGCTCGGGGGCCTCGTCGGTGGCGGCCTCCAGCAGCAGGGGCACCCGGCGCAGCTGCACCACCACGTCGAGGGCCCACACGAGCAGCAAGCGGGCAGTAGTGCGCGCCCCGTCGCTCACGGCCTTGGGCCGCACGAGGTAGTGCTGCGCCTGGCCCTTCACGGTGCGGGTGCGCACCTGGGCCGGCAGCTCGCCTTTCAGCTTTTTGAGGTAGGCCGCCAGCTGGCGATGGGCGGCGGTGGGGGTATAGGGAAGCGGCAACAAGCGGCGGGCGAGTTGAAACGTGGAAAAAAAGAAGTGGCCGGCGGCGGTATGGGCAGCCCAAAATCCGCGCGCCGGCCGAACCTGCGTGCAGGCCCTGTGCTCCCCTGGCCGGCGTCGAGCCGGCATCCGTAGCCCCCGTGCCGACCGGGAAGGGGCGGGCGCTACGTGTCCTCGTTAGACGAAAAGGGAAAGAATAAGAAAGAGCGCGGGCTAGTTGCTGGCCGGCACGGGCAGCACTTTGCGCACGTAGTGCTCGGGCTCGCCCCAGGGCTTACCCTCCCGTATCGTCTGCCGGCAATCGGCGACCGGGCCGACAGCCACGTGCAGGCGGCGCAGCAGCTCGTAGACGGCGAGCACGTGCTGGCCCAGCGGCAGCGCCCACTGCGCCACCTCCGGCTGGTCGAGGGCCGTGGCCCGGCAGTCGGCGCGCACATCGCGCACCAGCACCTGGCCCCAGCTGCTGAGCTTGACCTGGTGGTGATAGTCGCCGGCTTTGACGTCGAGTGTGAGCTGGTTGAGCCAGCTCTCCAGCACGCGCACCTGCACGTACTGCTCGAAGCCACTGCCCCACAGGTGCAGGCGGCGCACCACCTGCTCCAGTGGACGGTGGCCCAGCTGCGGCAGGTCGTGCAGGGCGTAGAGCTCGAGCACCAGCTCGTGGGCCAGAAACTGCGCCCCGGGCTGGCCCTGGCGCTTGATGGTGGCCTCGGCCGGGTAGTCCGGCCCCGCGTAGAACAGGCGCGTGAGCAGGCCACTGACGGGCTTGAGGACGCGCGCCCGGGTACCCGGCTGCTCGACCACATAGTGCACTGTGACGCCGTAGGGCCAGTACGAGGCCAGGATAACGTCCTGCTCGGGACGCAGTAGCAGGCTAGCCATTGCCCCTCCCTCCCTCCTGCTCCAACAGCCGCTTACTTACCAAGGCGTGCCGGGCCGCCAGGGCCTGGAGTTGCAGCTGCAAGTAGGCCAGCGTTTGCTGGGCCTCCTCGGCCTCGACCGGCTGGCCCAGCCAGTTTTCGCCCAGCTCCGTGAGACGGGCCAGCGACCAGCCGTAGCCTTGCAGGTCAGTCAGCACCTCGGCCAACTCCTGGCGCAAGGCCGTGGCCGAGCCGGCGGGCTGCGCCTGCTCCCAGGCCTGCTCGCGCTGCTCCCAGATGTGGCCCAGCGAGTGGGCCAGCTGCGCGTCGCTCACCCACAGGGTGAAGACGGTAGCCGTATCGTGCGCCGACTCCGAGCGGATGCCCAGCTGCGAGCCGGGCTGCGGAGCCAAGTCCGGATGCTCGTTATAGAAAGAGGCGGTGCTTGGATCCCAGGGCTCGTCGTCGTGCTCGCCGTAGCTCCTGTCATACATTTCCTGCACGAGCTCGCGGAACTCCTCGACCCGCTCGGCCCGCACCGACATCGTTACCTCCAACGCGGCCCGGCGCTCGCGGGTCAGGCGCTCCTCATCGCGCAGGGCATCCAGCAGCTGGCTTTGCCCAACGATGTAGCGCACCTGGTCGCCGGCCAGCCCGAGGGTGAAGACGAGCGAGGAACTGAAGCGGTTCCAGGCTAGCTGCACGGGCAGCTGCTGGCCGGCCGTGAAGAGCGTTTCACTAAACAGGGGCACGGCGTGGGCTGCCCAGGTGGCATCCTGCGCAGCCGCAAAGCCATCCACGGCTACGAGGCTGCCGCCGGTGGTGAGCAGCAGCTCCAGCGAGCGGGCCAGCACCGTGGAGGGCTGGCCGTCGATTACCACACGAAAGGGGTTACTCATGGCCCAGGTCTCCTTCCAACTTTTGGATGGCCCCTTGCAGCCCGCGCAGGCGCACCTCCAAGCTGTTGCGGTCGGCGCGCAGGCCCTGCTCCTCGCCGGCGGCCAGCAGCACCTCCCCTTTCTCAAACAAGTCCAGCAGCTGGCCCGTGTTGGCCAGCAGCTGGTACACTTCGTGGCGCTCGTCGCGCAGGCGCAGCAGCTCCTTGCGGGTGGTGCCGGTGGCGGGCATGTGGGCGATGGGCAGCACGACCACGCCCAGGCCCGCCCGGCGGGCGTTCTGAAAGGCGCAGGCGAGCTGCGTGGTCTCGGGGGCCGAGGAATACACGGTGACTTGGCTCATGGCTAGGTAAGAAAAACGGGACGGTCGTGGGCAGTGAAGTGATTGGCTGGGCAGCGCAAGGGCCGCTGGCTGGCCCGGCCGGGCGGGCGGCCCCGCCGGGCATCGGGGGTCGGGCGCGCCCCGGCGGGCGCACCTTCGGCCACGGGGCCAGCCGGCGCAGCCCCGGTAAACAGGTCGCTGGGCATCAGGAAAAGGAAAAAAGCAGGTGAGCGCCCGGCTAGGAGGCCACCCGCATCGGCGGGGGGGCCGAGGTGGGCGACTTGGGCAGCGGGGCCGCCTCCAGCTCGGCCGGGGGCAGCAGCAGGGGCGCGGGCAGGCTGGAGAGGTCAAAGTCTTCGCCCCGCTCGTAGGCCAGCAGCGCCGGCCAGGGGATGCGCGGCTCGCTCGTGAAGCGATACACTTGCAGCTTCACCACCCGGCCGTCCACGCGCTTGCCCTTGTTGACCCAGGCGCTTACGGTTTCGACCGTCACGTCGAGCACCTGGGCCAGCTTCTTGTAGCTGTAGAGCACCACCTCAGTCTGCGGCGGGGCCGGCGCGGGCACGAGCTGCGCCAGCTGGGCGATGATGTAGCGAAAGCGCTCGTCGATGAAGCCGGCCGTGGCGAAATCCTGGGCAGTCATGGCAAAACGGGGTTAGGCGGCTTTTTGGAGGCGAAACTCGTGGCGGTGGTCGGGCAGGGTGATTTCCTGGATGCCGGCCGGCAGCTCGGCCACCAGCAGCACCTCGCGCTCGGTGTGGCCCTGCTCCACGGCCGAGCGCAGGTGCGGGGGCATGCGGCCGGCCACGTACACGGTCCAGTTATTGTCGGTGGTGTAGCAGTAGCCCAGGATGGGCTGCGGCGCGGCCACGAGCGCATCGCCGGGCGCGAAGGCATTGACCCGCACCCGCTTGCCGGTGCGCGCATCCTGGAGGGAAAGCTTGGGGAGTGGCATGAGGAAAAGCAGCGCGTAGAGGGAAAGAATAAAAAAGAGTGGAAGGCGTAGGCAGATAAATAGTTAGGCCACTTCGGCGTGGCTGCGGGCCACGCTCAGCGCGCCGCTGTAGCGGCGGCGGCGGTAGGTTTCGCCGGCCAGCACCAGCGGGGCCTCCTCCCGAAAGCGCGGCTGCTCGGCCACCACTTCGTGCAGGCGGCGGGCCAGCTCGGGCAGGGAGGCCAGCATCAGCAGCGGCTCGGTGAGCACCACGTGCACCAGCTCGTGCATGTCGCGCATGCAGGGCTTGGCGGGCGGCGGGTCGGGGGTAGTGTTCAGGCGCATGAAAAAGAAGGTGTTAAGGAGTAAGAGCGGGGTAAGGAGCAGGCTACCGGAAGAGCGGCGCGGGCGGCGCGGCGGGCGCTTCTTCGGGAAGCAGGGAAGCCGGCACCTCGTAATCGGGCATGGAGAAGCGCACCAGGGCCAGCAGGTCGGTGAGCGAGGCGACTTTGCCCTGCTTGACGTGGTGCAGCCGCGTGCTGGCCGACTTGTGCTCCTGGCCGTAGCCGGCCCGGATGGCGCTATCCACGGCCGATGAGGGCATGGCTTCGCAGACCTCCCCGAGGAGGTGGTAATACTTCTGCTTGTCCGTCATGAGGTTTTAAGAAAAAAGACGTAGGTTTGGCAATCGTATATATGCTCCTCGTCTATGGACTTTCATAAGAATATCAACCGCGTCGATAATCTGTATAACATCCTGCTGGCGAGTGGTGGCAAGGACACAGCGGCGCTAGAAAGCGGCCTGGAGGAAGTTGAAGAAGCGTTGCAAGACTTCCCAGCGGAATGGGAGGCTAATCTGAAGCCAGCTCAGCGGGATGAGCTAGCGGATTTGCGGGCGGCTGCTCTACGACCTCCCAAGGGGCCAGCCGCGCAGAAAAGTTGGCTAGGGCGAGTGCGGGATTTCCTGATTCACCTACCGGGTTAGCGCGGGCATTGCCCAGATGTACGCTGCGCTGCAAGAGCCAGCGTAGCTCCTCAGGCGTTTCAATGCGCATCCAGTGAAAAAGAGGAAACGGGGGTTCCTTGTGCGGCTTGCGCACGAGCCAGACGTGGATTGCGCCCTCCACTACCACGAGGTCGCAGAAGTAATACAGCTGCGGTACCGGCTCCCAAGTGGTACACACGCGGAGTATCTTTCTCAGTGTTCGCTTTTCAAGCACAAAGCCCTCTGCTTCCAGTACGGCGACGTAAGGCGCGAACACCTCGAGGTAAGCTACTGCGGCGATGTGAGGGGCTGGGGCTTCCAT